GCTCCAGTAGGTCCGGTTGCACCAGTTGCGCCAGCAGGGCCAGTGGGACCAGTGACGCCAGTCGCGCCTGTGCTTCCTGTAGGGCCAATAGCACCCGTCGGTCCTGTTGATCCAGCAGGTCCTGTGGCTCCAGTAGGTCCGGTTGCACCAGTTGCGCCAGCAGGGCCAGTGGGACCAGTGACGCCAGTCGCGCCTGTGCTTCCTGTAGGGCCAATAGCACCCGTCGGTCCTGTTGATCCAGCAGGTCCTGTGGGTCCGGTAGATCCAGTTGCTCCTGTAACACCTGTCGCTCCTGTTAGACCTGTCGGTCCAGTTGGTCCTGTTACACCTGCTGGTCCGGTAGGTCCAGTGGCACCGGTTGCTCCAGTTGCGCCTGTAGGACCTGGAGGACCGCCTCCGCCACCATTGCCGGAGTTACCAGAGATAGCATCTATGAATACATTGATTGTGCCACCGAGTACTTCAGTGACAGAAAGGATTACATTGGAACCATTGCTGAAGTTTAGGTTGCTGGTAGCATTGACCAGGATACCATTGTTGGAAACTTCAAGAGGGAGACCTGCTACCAGAGGCACCCAAGCATTTACTAGCCAAACTTCATATTGGCCTAGACCAGTATTGTAGCGGAAGTCTCCAGGTGAACCAGTTGGACGTTGCGCTGTGGTTCCTTGCGGAAGCTTAAGAGCATCCGTTGCAATGGAAAAGTCAAATGATGCGTTGGCTGACATTATAGGAACCTGTTGATTGGTCCTCTATTTAGGTACTCTTACAGTGTGTCCCGACGACGTCTAGCTTCTTTCATTTTCTCTATAGCTTCTGGCGTATGGCGGCGACCCAAGGAACTAGCACGGATAGCTTTCTTTGTTTCCTCAGTATGAGATTGTAGACCAATCTTTCCTTTATTTACAGGTGATATACCCAATCTAGACGGAGGTAAACCTCCTCCAGTTATCATATTGTAAGTCTGTGGATGATCAACGAAAGTATTATCTACAATCCTAAATTCAAGCAATCTAGCCTCTCTAAGAGTAGGAACCTCCGCCAACGTTTCTCTTTTGAAATTATCTCTACCATATTTCTTGATGGCTCTTAACAAAACCTTACCACTTCCAAGATACGAGTCTGATCCACTTTTCAACTTATGAATACCGACGTAAATCTTACCATTTATCAAATTGGTTGTCTTGTAGAGAATATAATTCATGTAAGAGTATCCCAACCATCACCCTCATAGACGTTCTTAACATCCTGGAAGAACTTCTCGTACTGTGGTGCGACTACATCGTATGTGAACCGGCTCTCCGCGACCTCTCGGCACTTCTGAGAGGATATCTCTCCGGCGTCTACCCTTCTGGCTGCATCAACGAAGTCGGCCAGAGTGTGGCATCTAAAGCCGGTCTCTCCGTTCGTGTTATACTCTGAGAATGCACCCCAATCTGTTGTAATAATAGGAGTACCAGAGAACAGATTTTCTACAGCTACACCACCGAATGGTTCAAGGTAAAGAGTTGGTAGAAAGCTACCCTTAGCCTTCGACATCAATTTAGCTCTTAAGATTGGATCAGCATATCCAACATACTCTACATGCTCAGGGAAAGTTACAGAGCCATCAGTTTGACCGGCTATGATCAGTTTCTTACCAAGTTGCTTAGTAACATCAATGGCGATCTGAACACCCTTGCCATCATATACACGGCCAAGATATAGGAAATAATCTTCTTTCTGTTCGGAGTATGTAAAATCTTCCTTGCGAAAATAGTTAGGAATGACAGCGTTATACCAATCTGGATTGGCGTGAGCCACCGCTGCTAATCCCATATAAGCATGAAGGATCGCATAGGACTCAAACACCTTCCAACGACAAAAGGGTCCAGAAGGATAACCAATACCCGGCTCGACTACAATCCAATCCTTGGGTAGCCGATCAATAAGCTTCTTGTGACCTAAACCCCAAAAAGGTAGAATTATGTCTCCTTTTTGATAAGACGCATTTAAAGCAATCTCCGCATGATCAAAGAACTTGTTATGGGCAAGGTCGTCAATACTGTACTGGAAGAAGCTTTTCTTGTAGTCATAGTCACCATAAGTCATCTTGAGAATATCGTTGTTGGTTACGGCAAAATTAGTCGTACAAGGAACGGTGCTGTCAACGTGACCGTAATGGAAAACTTCGTGACCACGTGGGAGCATCATCTGGCAAAATTTATACACTTTAGAAGTAAAAGCACATGCGCTATATTCAGGAGAAGTTATGGTATGAGGAAGACCTAATACATGGTAGCGCATATTAACACCACACGTGATCGACCGCAACCATTTCATGCGGTGAGTCAGGTATCTTGAGGAATTCTATCTCAGCATCAGCAGCAGCCTTTGTATGGAACTTGGTAGCCAAGTCAACGGCGCTTCCCCAGGTTCTTGGTGTGGTGTAATAACAAACGGTATGGACAGGTTTTGTCCTCAATTCTATCAACCAGTATACTTGTGACATATTATCTCCAGCGTGGGCCATCTATCCAGGCCGCAACAGAGTAGCGTAGTCCCTTCGTTACAGGGAGAGCAGCATGGCGAATAAAGGAAGGAAAGAAAATAACAGAGCCCTGAGCCTTGATAGCTTGCTTGTCAGGTTGCTCTTGGGTTTCATAGAGCTCGAAGTCTCCACCCTCGTAATCGTTAGGATCACTCAGCTGAATGATAGCAGAGAGCTTGCGATGATAGTTGGAACCATTCATATAGAACACATCATGATGAATCTTGTATTCACCTTTGAAGACCGCATCATATTCAGCAACCTGAAGATAGTCCATCTTGGATAGATGAAAGCCGAACCATTCATCATTGCTCTTAAGAGCCATCTTCCAAAGGTCAGCAAACAACCAATCTAATTGGTTATCACCGGGTAGAACCCAGCGTATCTTTGATCGACGGTATTGGCTATCTTTGCGCTCTCCCTCTACACCGAGGGTTGCGTCTTTGGCAGGACGGGATTTGATAATATCAATGACATTTTGGCATTGAGTTTTGGAGATAGCGGATCCCCAGAAGCACCACTCACCTTTCATAACAACTCCAGTATCATATATGGTTTATTTAGCTTACTAGGAATCCTATGTAACCTACACTGCCGGCCTGACTTACAGCACCACCGTCGCCACCACGACCTCCGTTGCCGTTAGAGCCACCAATGAAAAATACACCGGAACTTCCCCCTAGACCACCTTCACCGGATATAGGACTGTTTCCTTCTTCACCGCTGTTTCCGGCAGTGTTATCCAGGCCACCAGCAGCTGAACCTCCAGAGCTGCTAGAACCACCGCTGGAAGAAGTTCCTGGTCCACCTCCTGTGCCACCGGTTGCTGTGATCTGTGTTATAGTCAAGTTGCCTGAGAAGACACCGCTTGTACCACCCGTGCCACCCGTGCCATCGACTGCTCCAGCTGTTCCTGCTGCACCAACAGTGTACTTAAGAGTTTCGCCACCCTTACCAACAACGTTAGCATAAGCGTAAGTATATCCTGCACCACCACCGCCACCGCCTGGTTGATAGCTTACACTGTTGCCGCCTCCACCGCCACCACCAGCACCAGTTACGATGATGGTTAGGTTGCTTGCACCCTGAGGAATAGTGAAGGTTGCATTTGCTGTAGCCGTCGTGTATGCAAATTGTTCAGGAGTGAACATACCACAGAAGTCGCTCAATCTTAATTCACCGCTAGCAGGTATCGGCGCACCGCTGCCGTTAGCTGCACCAACAGGAACATAGCCTGCACCTGAAAGATACGCACGCAAGTTGCTAGGGCCGCCATAGTTGTCGATCAGAGCCAACATTGATAGAGGAGTATTAGGGAGAGCCATTACTTGGCCTCTAGAACAGCAACCTTAGCAGTCAATTCCTTGATAGCCTGGATCAGCAATGGGACAAGCTTGTCGTAAGAAACGATCAGCTTGCCGTTGTCTGGATTGGTCCATACCGCTTGTGGTAGAACGTTCTGAACCTGTTGAGCAAGGATACCAACCTGTAATTCTTCACTGGTCAGACCTAGACTCTTAGCTTCATCATTCCAGTAGAACAATACAGCATCAAGGGTGTTGATCTTAACCAAACCGTCCTCGATGACCGTCTCAACATTCTTCAAAGTAGCATCAGATGTAGCAGCAAAGTCTGTAGCAACGAATTGACCATTAGATAGGTAATATAGACCACTGTTTGCTTGAGGCGCAACAGAAGAACCAATGGTTGGAGTCAAAACAGCATACACAGTGCCGCTGGTTGACGTTACAGCATCGATAGCTGTCGCTGGACCTGTAGGACCGGTTGGACCGGTAGGACCTGTTGGCCCAGCACCACCAGATGGTCCGGTCGCGCCAGTTGGACCGGTAGCTCCGGTTGGGCCAGTTGGCCCTGTAGCACCAGTCAGACCAGTAGGACCGGTCAAACCTGTTGGACCAGATGGACCAGTGGCTCCGGTAGGACCTGTTGGACCAGAAGGTCCGGTAGCTCCGGTTGCGCCAGCTGCTCCTGATGGACCGGTTGGACCGGTCAAACCTGTTGGACCAGTGGCTCCGGTAGGACCTGTTGGACCAGAAGGTCCGGTAGCTCCGGTTGCGCCAGCTGCTCCTGATGGACCGGTTGGACCGGTAGGACCTGTTGGCCCAGCACCACCAGATGGTCCGGTCGCGCCAGTTGGACCGGTAGCTCCGGTTGGGCCAGTTGGCCCTGTAGCACCAGTCAGACCAGTAGGACCGGTCGCACCTGTAGGGCCAGTTGCACCCAAGTCTCCTGTTCTAGAGAATTGGATACCCATAAATTCGGTGTTAGCAGGGAAAGCACCAGCAACATAGGCAACAGGAACAATACAGTAATTGTTTGCCGTACCGATAGGACCGTTGATGTTCCAAATGTTCAGATTAGCATTGCCGTTGACTTCATCAACGATGGTCAATTGTCCACGATCAGCAGAGGTTGTAGAAGCACCCCATGTCGTGATGAATGTATTGACAGCAGACTCATTGATATCACTGTTAGCAATGTAGATAGCCGTAACGTTCGCGATGTTGGCAGAGTTGTTGTAGGCGAAAAAGCCTGCACCCTGCCATGCGTTTGATGTGTTGCTAATGAAGTCGTATGGTAGACCAGCCAGGTTGCCCTGTGGACCAGTGGCTCCAGAAGGACCCGTAGGACCTGTTGGGCCGGTTGGACCAGAAGGACCCGTTGCGCCTGCGCCGCCAGAAGGACCAGAAGGACCCGTTGCGCCCGTAGGACCGGCTAGTCCGGATGCACCTGTTGGACCTGTGGCTCCTGCTGGACCCGTAGGACCGGTCAAACCTGTTGGACCAGATGGACCAGTGGCTCCGGTAGGACCTGTTGGACCAGAAGGTCCGGTAGCTCCGGTTGCGCCAGCTGCTCCTGATGGACCGGTTGGACCGGTAGGACCTGTTGGGCCAGAACCAAATGGTTGAACGGTATCGACATTAACCGTTGCACCGGTGCGAGTGATTGTTAGGTTAGAAGTATTGGATGCCTGGATTGTAACTACAGCATGGTTGGCTAGGTTAGAAGCTGTGTTAGCGACCAAGTAGACCCAGTCTGCGACGTTGGCTGTCGCTGCATTACCGGTATCACCTGTTCCTAGAGTGTCAATCAATAGGGTCACACCCTGGACAGATTCAGATGCTACGTTAGCAGAGATTGTACCAGTTGGGTTGCCCGCATCGAACGGACCACCATTCAAACCAAGACCTGCGGATAGAGCGACGATTGCTCCGTTACCGTTGCCACCAGCGTTACCTGATACGGCAGAGTTGTTGACGGTTAAGAATATAGTCAACGCATTTAGAGTAGCATTTGCGCTCGTAGCAACGTTGATTGTACCGCTGTTGGCGAAATTCAATCGCGTGTTTGCTAGGGCCAGTATACCGTTGTTGTATACCATCACAGTATTTGCTGCAGGTGGGATAGATATAGTTCTTACCCAACCAACAGAGTTAGCGGTTGCGGCATTACCGATATCTGTAGATGTAATGCTATCTACCAGTAATGTAACACCTTGCTTGATGGTAGATGCGATATTAGCCGCGATCGTACCCTGACCGGTGATCTGGTTGCCGCCACCGACAACAGAAAGACCGATGCCGGTATTGACAGAGAATACTGTGCCGTTGCTTCCAGATCCAGGATATGGTGAAGCGGGGAGTGATGTGACGACGCGAGTAGAAACGATGTCGTTGATCTGCGCAGGCGTCTGTAGTGTCAGAACGTTTCCTGCGATTGTATAGAAGCTTGGGCTCTGTAGCAATCCGTTGATTGTACAGATAACCAAGTTGGAATCGTTACCGGCCACATTTGCTGCCAGAACGAAGTTTGCTTGGCTGGCCGTCGCTAGCTGAGTATTGCCTGCTAGGTTGGCTGCCGTTGTGAATACGATATCGACGTTGCCCAGATTTGGTGTAACAGATACACCAACGCTAGAGCTATTCGCAAAGTTCAATACTCTTTGGAAATATTCAGAGACACCATAATTGACGCTAACCGCAACCGTGTTGGCCGCATTAGCACCTGCACTTCCCCCGCTACCACTACCGGATCCGTCTCCGCCGCCTAGATAGTGAACACCACCATCGACCGTCACAAAGGTTAGGATATCAAGTGTACCAGCACCACCGGTAGATAGTGTTGGAGCCACGTTGCCAGACCAAACAACAGTGTTACTGAATGTAACAGTATTTGGAAGACCTGACTGACGTAGGATCAAAGTAACAGGTTGCGCAACTCCAGTAGGAGCCGCGTTTACGAAGTCGATATTGACCACACCCGTCAGCGTGTTTGCTAGGGTGATATCAAAGACGTTCGTGTTGGCTAGGTTACAGACTACTTGGTTTGGTGAGTTTATGACACCAACAGAAGTCAATCCGTAATTGAAGTCGGCCAGGGTTGCTGGAAGAGCCGCAAGATTAGCGGTCGTCAGCAAGGTATGGAATATATTGCTCTGGACGTTGTTTGTCTGCCAGTTGTTTGCTTGTTCGTTCCACTCCATGAAGGCAGGAGTGTTGTTTGGTCCACGGAATACTTCGAGCCATGCGTCAAGGACAGCAGTAGAAGCATTCGCGTTCAGGATCAAAGACTGAGCATCAACGGTCTGTTGACCGGAAATAGCGAAGTTGCCTGAGACAGATAGATTGTTTGCGAAGATATTGTTCGCGATGATAGTGTTGGCTACTTCCATCACGACGTTAGGATTTGTCAAATTGACTGCTGGACCGGCGATAGAAGCATCACCAGAGTTCACCAGGGTGTTAGAAGTTAGCTGACCACCGATAGAGGCGGCAGAAGCGACAGTCAAACCCGTCCCACCAGTCTCAAGAACTTGGATTGCGCCGTTTGCTACGACGAAATTACCGTTGTCCTTGTAGTATGGGTTACCATTCCTCAACTCGTTTATAGAGTTGATGATGTTGTTGATCGCGTTGGTCTGATCCCAAAATGTGTTCGCGCCGACCAACAAAGTTAGATTTGCATTTGCCACTTGTTATAATCCTAATCTGTATCAGCTATTTAGCACGCTTTTTGTATCTGGTTCGCTGATAGCTGTGAAACTAGAGCTTTGATCTCAAGAATCTGTGTTCTTAGGAAGCTGAGCTCAGCGTCCCGGGCCTGTTCCTTTTCCAAAACTTTCATTCGGTTCTCGTGTTTACGCAGCACTAGAGGATCCGTTTGAAGGATAGCCTGATTGCTACGATCCCTGAATAGGGTTGGATGATCGATGATTTTGGCGAATTGGGACATATGTTTAACCTGCTGGAATTGCGACACCACGTAGTGCTTGAACTAATGGTGGGACTGTTGGGTCGTTAGCAAGCAAGACAATCTTGATTGCGAATTGTTGGAACTGACCACCCAATGGGTAGGTGATTCCGTTCTGTACATAAGATAGTACACCGCTTCCGCCAGTGTTGAAGTTCAATGTAATTTGGTTCGTCTGGTCAGTACTGAATAGGTTCTGCGCCAGAGTCATTATCTGCCAAGACTTGCCATCGATTGGTTGCGTATCAGAGACACCATTGACCTTGTAGTAGACCTCAATGTCTGTACCCTGTGGACGGATACAGTCAACGAAGACTTGTAGATCACCAGCCGCGAAACCATTAGCCAGAGTGATCGTCTTAGTTATGTAGCGTGTATCACCATTACCACCAGAGACACCATTTTCACCATTAACTACTGCTGTAGCATTTGCTGGTGCACCAGCTTCGGAGATGGTGATAGATGGTGAGGTGATGTAACCGCTGCCTGGATTGATGATATTGATGCCAACAACGGCATTCGCGTTCAGGCTCGTGACGTTTGCCGTTGCCTGAAGAGGATTGTCACCGGTAGGCGCACCGATCGTTACGACGATGTTAGCCGCGTTGATGTGGTTGCCACCAGAAGTGATAGAGATATCAGATGCTGCAAGAGAGCCGTCGTTAATCAGATTGGTGACGGCTAGCAAGCTCAAACGTTCGGCATTGAAGATTGGAGAGACGTCTGGATCATTGGTGTAAAGAGTTGCCTGGACGATCGTAGAGCTACCGTTACCAGCATTGACGACACGGCGACGATTAGAAGCCAAAGAGCTCTGTTGTAGATCGGCACCGAAGTTGTAGACCTGGTTTGGTTCAATCTCTAGGTAGCCGGTATCTGGCTGACCAGTGTTGGCGATCGTGGTCAGGATAGAGTAATCGATGTTAGCCACAGGGAACGTCAAGTCAGAGCTATGCAGCACAGCCAAGTCCATGTAGGTGTTCTGCGTTGGAGACTCGGCTGCGAACTGTAGGCTGACTGGAGTCAAGCTGAACTGAGCTTTGTTCAATACGAACATCAACATTGCGCCTGGAATTGGATTCCAAGCAGAAGAGTTTTGTGCTTCGAAGAAGTTGCCGACATAGTTACCCTGAGAGACTAGAGAGCCGCTGTTGACTGCAGGTGCGCCAGTGTTGGCGATCCATACTTCATAGTCAGGAGACTCAGAGTAGACAACGATTGCGTATTCGGTTGCTGGAGCCAAGTAGACTGGGTCACCAAAGCTGAACTTGGTGATGGTAGCCGTGTTGGTGCTGTCTGGGTAAACGCCTGTGTTAGACTCGGCGTTGTAACCTGGTGTTACTCTTACATCAGCGCATTCGACAGTAGCAGATGCTAGAACCGTAGAGGTCGGCAGACCGTTGTCCGTTGAAACCAAACGAACGGTTACAGGGAACTGTGTTGCGTTACCAGTAGGAGCCTGTTGGAAGAACAGATCGATGCTCGTGCAATAGATTCCATAGCTCTGCTTGGCCGTATTTGGTGTTGGGACAGTGAACGTCTGTGCCAAAGGATCTGGAGAGGCCTGTGGATCGTTGCTCGTACCGTTGGAGACACTTCCTTGGGTGACGCTAGACTGGACGGCTGTGACACCATTAGCCTGAGCCGCTAGAGTCTGTTGACCAGAGACGACAGGAGTCTGTGCGGTAGTAGAAGGAGGTGCAATAGAACCAGCAGCAGCGAAGATAGCCGTCGCGCGCATGGACGCATCGGGATCATCATAAGAGACACCATCATTGATGGTGAATAGACGGTTGCCTGTATTGAAATACAGGTTCTGATCTTCAGGTATGTTGAAGATACCGGCCACACGACCGATGTCATCTACAACAGGAGAGCCTATTGCGTAACCGGCTGCTAGTTGCTTACCAGTTGCGGTGTATAGAGGGAATGCTAGGGCAGTGTTCAAGGTCAGCATGTTGCCGTTGACGCTGATGATCTTAGCAGATTGGCCGATACCGTCACCAGAGACGATAGAGATGGTGCTATTGACTGCGCTGTTGGCCACCTGGCCATTGACATTGATCAGAGCAGCCGCGCCGTTCTGAGAGACAGTTACGATACCATGGTTGGAGACGTAGCTAGATACCAAGAAGTTCTGGTTGACGTTGCCAGTGTTGGTGACCTGTGAAGTCAATGGAAACTTGTTCCCGTGCACGATACCAGTAACATTGGCGATACCACCGTTTGCTGTTACAGGATATCCTAGCTTGTATAGGATTTGAGCAGCAGTGTTAGTATTGGCATTGACGATACCATTGTTCAACTCGATGACTAGAGCGCCATCCTTGTAGTTCCAGAACACGACCGTTCCCAGAGCCGTATTAGACTCAGAGTTGGCCTTTGCTCCAGACTGATAGACGATATCGCCTGCCTTGTAGTCGTTGGAAGCAAACGTGTTAGAGTTTACCGGGCCGTATGGAACCAGGTTCAAACTGATGAAATTTTCGTTGACGTACAGGATGTTGTTTGCTTGTGATGTGTCGATGACTTCGACATACGCATGGGTAGCGTTGTTATACAGACCATCACCAGAAGTGAACACATTGGCGAAAGAACCGATGTTAGGTGTGATAACAGATGCGGCCTGGATGAATGGGTTGACATATGTGTCATCAAAGAAACAGTTCGCCGCAACGTATGGCTTCAAGTCATGCGCGCTGAACTCTACCTTGATATTACGAATTGCAGGAACGATGCTGTGGTCAATCGTCAGCTGTCCTGCTTGGACTTCAATTGGAGATGTCAAACTTGCCATTATAGAACCTTAATCGCATTTGGTGATATGGTCGTGCTGTTGGTTATGCTAGACCCAGCTGGTAACTGGATAGAGCTTCCGGTCTGTGGTATGTTGGTTGGATTGCTGCTTGCGGTCGCTGCTGCAGCCGTTGGAATACCGAACCAATTTGTCACAGGAGAAACAACACCATAAGAAGAAGAACTTACTTCCACCTCTACATATGTATATCCGTTGAAACCATTGTACCAATATGTCTCTGGGGCATACCAGAAATCTTCAATCTCTACACGAGTAGAAGCGATGACTGGTGGGCTTGGTGGCGCAACGTTCGCAGATGGTATCAAAGCTGGAGCCTGAGTTGGCTTAGGCAATGGTGGCAATGCTGGGTTAGCCGTTGGTGGCTGGATAACCGCAGGCGTCAAGGTTGGACTGAACCAGTAGTCAGTTTCAGGTGTCAACTTGACCGTACCAGTGAACTGGGCGAACAAGTATGGTTGGACAGAAACTGCCGTAGTAGCAGCATTCTGGACGACGGCTGGCGTCTCCGTCCATGGGAGGGTATAGGTGCGATCGTTCTCTTGGAACGCAGCAGAGTTGCTGCTGAAGTTCAAGTCAAGAGGAACCGTAGCCTTGAATGGGGATAGAGTGCCTTGCTGCATATAGCAACGTAGGTCCGTGCTCTGGTTGTCTACGATAGAGAAGTCACCAAAGTCATCAGCGATGATACCATACTGATCCTTGGCTGTGACGTTGTCTTGGTATAGGATCGTCTCGGAGGTTGCTTGCTGTTCGAGCGCAGACATCGTGCTCTGGTATTCTAGTTGAGTGATGCGGGCATCTAGCTTACCGATATCAGACATCGTGTAACGCTTCTGCTCAACGTACTGTAGAGAGATTTGCTGGACATTTGCCGTGAAAGCAGGAACGTTCAGGATGTACAGAGTCATTGCATCACGAGCATCGGCTGGGGCAACTGGGTATTGGGCAGAGATGCCTTCAACGACTTCGAAGACACCACCCTTGTTTAATACCAGCTTGTCGATACGAGGCAGATAGAAGCTATAAGACAACGTGAAGACGCTGTCTGGGTTTGGCAACTCTAGACCATTGGTCGTGAAGTTGACAACAGAGCTCACAGAGCCTAGCTGGCGTGTCGGGCGGAAGTCAATAGAGTCACGCAGACTGAACGTACCGAACGCAGGAGAGTTGTAGAATGGGATCAACTGCGCGTTGTAGACAGTAGAACTATAAGAGTCCGCGTCGAAGAAGCCTGGAGAGCTCGTGTGGGCGAAGTATTGCATCATAACAACGGTCTGACCGGTAGGAGCGTTGCTGCCTGCCTTCAGAGTCAAAGATGCCCAATCATAGTAGTTATCATTCTGACCAGAGTTCAGAGTGTAGTTCGCCGTGATATCAATAGCGTTCGTGTTGTTAGGCGCAAAGTGTGTGTTGCCTGAGTCGTAAACCTTGATGACATTGAATACGTCAGGAACGAATAGAGACTGGTTGGCACCTGGTGTCTGCGCCATCGTTGATGGGTTTAGATACCAAACATAACCGTTTGCGGTATCGATGTAAACGTTGTTGGTGTTGGAACCGGTCAGACCGATAACAGCAGTACCATTCAAATAAGTGTCGGTTGCTGCTAGGACCACGTTGCTCGTGTTACCGAACAGAGTCTTAGTACGACGAACAGAGGTAGAAGCATTTGCCTGAGATACCGTGAAGTAGACGTCGCCATTGAAGGCAGAGCTTGCGCTAGTTGCTATCGTGACGTGGGTTGTATCTACCTGGAACACACCATTGCCGGCAGATCCACCCAGCTGGTTGCGGTTCATTACCAGAACTTGTCCGTTAGACAAGTTGCTAGACAGAGCGTTGCGGACGATAACAATGAAGTTCTCGGTGGCTACAGCATCAGGTAGCAACTGGTTCTCGAAACCGTAAGGGAAGAACTGCTGTGTGCCTAGACCAGAGCCAGAGCTAATGGTCAAAGAGGTGTTGGCGAAACTCTGATTCAACAGACAGTTACGAGCACCGAAGCTTGCGTCATTGATAGAGTTTTGCTCAACCGGACTCTGTGGTAGAGCCCAGATCAACTTGTTGAACTGTTGATCCAATAGCTGAGTGTTACCATTGATGTTGCGGCCTAGGAAGCTGACATCCATACAAGCATCGACAGCGTTGGCCGCTTCCTGCGTGTAATAGGTGTTGCCCTGACCGCTTGGCTGGATAACCAAAGAGTCAATGTCACTGATACCGTAGTTCAAGCTGACGTTAGAGGTAGAGTTTGCTGCGGTAGAAAGCAAGCGATCCAGAGTTGCGATTCTGTTTGAAGAATTGTAAGAAAGGATAGTTGCTTGATCGATGAAACCGCCAGTGTTGATAGTCACCTGTACATTGGCGTATGCGTTAGACGCTACGTTAGCGAAGGTCGCAGGGAACGTGAAGCTGTTTGCGCTACCGGCAGTAGCAATCAAGGTGTTTGGTGTCAGGTTCAAGTCAAGGATGTATGCGAAGTAAGAGCCGCCCGTTCCATTGGTCTCGATGTCACGGACACGAGCCGTACCCATCTTGGTAGCGGCATAATCACCAGCGAATGGACCATTGACGATTTGACCAGAGGCAACGCAGTGAACGTCTACGTTCTGGTAACCAGCGATGTTGAATGATCCTGAAGTGTTACCACCATACAGGTTGGTTACAGTCAGAATGTTACCGTACTCTAGGGAGAACGTGTAATCAGAAATGGTGTTGGTATCCAAAGCCTTGTCAGCATACAGAGTCTGCGCACCGACGGTCTCGAACTCGAAACCCTTGACGAATGCTTCACCTGGAGAGACGGTGATACCGTATTGCTCGGCGTTCGCCTGGTTGACACCGGTTGTGATGATGAATGGTTTGACAACGAAGTCACCATTGGTGTCATAGGTACGCTTTGCTAGCGTGTTGTTGATCGTTCCAAGGACTGGATACTCTACTTGGCTCGTGATCAAACCATTCTCTATGGTGACCAAGTTGTAGAAGGCAGTCGTGTCTGTAGAATCGAACGTTCTGTATGCCAGGTTCAGATTGTATTGTGCACGGTCGGCGCCAGGAGCCTGGTAGTTGAAGCTACCCTGAGCAGGATCCAATAGAGATGAGTCTTCACCAGAATTGATGATAGAGGCTTCGATCTCTAGACCAACATAGCAGGTTGGTGCTGAGTTGCTAGAAGAGATAACGATAGTCGTTGGTTGGACGGTTACGAAGTAGCCGCCAGAGTAAAACACGCCAGCGCTGATAGAAGCAACAGAGGCCTCTGAACTAGAGTTGTTTGCTTGTAGTTGAGCCTGAGACTGAACACCGGTAGCAACCTGGATAACCGCACCGTCAGCGAACTGGGTGCCGGTCAGATACTTGACAACGATAACAGGATTGGTCTGTGTCGTATCGACACCGATGACGACTGCCTTGATGATCGTATTACCAGAGGCATTGATGATTAAAGTAGGCTCGCCATTGACAAAGAAGTCAGATAGATTTATGTCGGCATTGGCATACTGTTGCTGCAGTGTTAGTGCTTGGGCCGTTCCGTCGAAAGAAACGTGCCCACCTTGGACCGGGGAACCATCTGCCAGAACGAAATCTCCCAACTGGCTGATCTGGTTTTGCAGGATGTCCTGCAACTGAGTTGCTTCACGAGTCTGTAGAGCTAGACCTGGCTTAAAGAGTATCTGAACATAGTTGTTCTCGATGGCAGTGTTTGCATCATCGTAGTATGGAGCAACGTTCAGTGATATTGGAAAACCTGTCATATTTGTACTCTTAGAAGCTTATGATCAATCTGATCTCTTCGGTCTGTAGAGGGAATCTTTGAATTGGAGCAACGTTCTCGAAGTAGATGTCCACACCGCTAAACGTATCAACCTCTGGTTCTGTTGCAGCGAATCCAGCAGCCGTGATGTAAGGCGCTGCATTCAATGAAGATCCTCGTGTAACACCCTTGATAGGTTGATTAGGAGTGTACACACCCGTACCACCGATGTTATTTAGGTGTAATTCTTGCGTACTTGCATCATACCACACAACCGTGCTCGTGAAGGTTGCGCCCTGGAGCACACCATTGGCGAAGTTTTGGTAAGCAATGTCACCCATATTGAAGATAGCATTACCCAATGGAGACACCTGAATAGCCAGTGTCATATCATAGTTGGTGTTGCTTGCGACATTGCTGCTAGAGGTCTCTGGATTCAAGATCAGAGACAACTGACGATATGTGAAATAGGCGCCAGAGATGTCTTGTACAGGAACAGTACCATTTTCTGTGTCCGTCAAACTCGTGCTGACCATAAGAGTTGTGGCACCTAACTCCAGGGCCACATTGCTTCCGTATCCTCCACGTGGTCCGATAACAACATCAAATAGGGCACCAACCCCATTAGCTCCAGTGTTAGCATAGAGTTGTGCGGTAGTGTAGTTCTGTCCACCATTGAGGATATTGACTGCGGTGATCGTACCGTTGGAGTCCACTTGAGCCGTAAGGTTAGCACCTGTACCATCTCCTACAAGGACAAGAATTGGAGCAGAGCAAGCAGCAACATTGCTGTTGTATCCTTCTCCACCATCCAGGATGTTGATGATATCTAAACGACCATCGACAGCTGCTCCAAGAACGCTAGGATCTGAACCGATAGGCATCCAGTTCTCAGTGAAGAACAACTTTTTTGAACCACTAGACATCGTGTATAGATACTTCCAAAGATAACCATCATCCGCGATGATGTATGGATCTTGTGGTAGCTGACCACCAAGACTGATCTGAGGCATAGCCGTAGAAACGCTGCCGTTGTTATTTGCCAAGCAGATGAAGACCTGGTCATAGATGTTACGCACATAGAAATTCAATGCGTAGTTTGGAGAGGTATCGATGACCTTTGTCAATGTAGCATTGGTGAATGTGCCGACTGTATTAGAATTTATAGTCATCAAGTTTGGACCAGCTATATTGATAACTTGGAAGCGTTGGTCAATAGAGAAGATATCGTCACCGTTCAACTGGACCGTTTGGCCAATGCTGAAGTCTACGTTGAAGGTCGTATTAACGCCGACCAGAATGTTGCTGTTGGTCACGCTGACCGTTCCGTTACAAGCAATGTCCTGTTCGGTTGCAAACATATCTACAGACTCTTGATATGGATCGTAGACGTAAGTGTTGGCCACCCAGTCATGGCGTTGAACAACCAGAGAGGCGGTAGAGATAGAAAGCTTCTTAAGAGCAACCAAGTCGCGGTGGACCTGGTTGGCATAGTCTGTAGTATTCTGAGGAACAGGAATCATCGTATCGTTGGCTGCCCAGGGATAGCCATGGCCTATGCCCAAGTAGACATTATCACCGGTCTCTCCACCAAGTTCTTGGATAGCGTCAAGAGCTCGCTTTACGCGACCTTCGACGGTTGGGAATGGTTGAGATTGTAGAAGAGGATTGGCCATGAGAATACCTGTGATTTCACATATTTAGGTTGCTACAGGAGCAGTGATTACGAAGCTTGCGCCTGTGTACTCACGCGTGAATGCGATTGGTACATCGTTTCCACCAACAACGATAGCTGCATTGACGTTGATCTGGTTAGGAGGATTCAATACCGTGATGTATAGAGACGTAACGACGTTGTCGATCAAGATCGCTACGTTATCACCGATGACCAGGTTGCCTGATACGTCATTTACAGATAGAGTGATTACATTGCTGCTGTTAGCAACAGAGGCAGAGCCGTTGTAAACATACTGGGTGTTAGACTCCAGAGTTAGACTCGTGTTGTTAGCAACAGAGATGATGCCCTTGGTGACTTGGCGAGTAGATGGACCACTCGTGTCGAACGTGATCAAATCGCCTGCCTTGATTCCCCAGGTGCTGAACTGAGTACCAAGTCCAGTGACCAAGTTGTTAGAAACGTTGATCGTACCAGTCAAGTCATTCGTGTACTGGATGTTAGAACTGAATGCTGTAGATACTTCTTCGGTAGCAGGGACAGCATAGATACCCAGCATAGACATACCGGCTGGATGAGCCAATTGCATCAGGACACTCTTGTATGTTGCTAGAGCTTCCTCTACGATGATCTGATAGCTGTAGTTGTGATATGTGTTGGCATCCTGGAAGTATTGATCAGCAGACATCATACCGTCAGTGTTCAGGTAGAATCCTGGGTACTGAATCAAACCGTTCAAGAAGATTGCGTTTGCCTTAGCCAGACCGTTGCCGTAGGTGACTACAGGTTGTGTAGCATATGTGTTAATAGACACATTGATCACAGTCTCGTTCGTCAACGTCATTACCAAGTTCTGGAAGACGTTGATGGCTCCCTTGTAGTTGTAGATGCGGATAACGTTGTTTGGTTGCTCTGAGTCTACATATCCTGTGTAGGTTGCGACATTGGCATTGGCTCCCTGATAGATAATAGCATCTGGTTCAGGGAACTGCTCAGCACCCAATGGATTGATGGTGACGTCTTGTATGCGTAGAGATACGTTAGGAGCCGCGATGTAATCGAAGCCACGGTTGACTAGGTTGAAGTCTATAATCTGACCGATTTTGTTGACACCGATCGTCAGGTTGGCACCCTGGCCGTAACCGAAAGCCTCGAGCACGGCACCGGTTCCCAAAGAAGGAGCATTACGGTTAGCGGTGTTGGCTAGGTATAGACCGACGTTAGGGATGTCGATGTAGCCACGTCCTGGATTATTTACAGTGACGCTGGTGATAGCTCCATTGACTCCGGTAGAGAACCCGAAGGCAGCGTTGCTACCAATATTGGTGTTCAGATAGATAGAGTCTGATGCATTAGAGTAACCACTGCCACTGTTCAGTACCTGGACCGCTGCGAATAGACCCAAGTCATCGATGTTCTGGAACGTAGTGTTGGCTGTAGGATCATCTGCTTCAATCAAAGCGTTTGTCAGGTCAGTGTAATAGATGACTTCCATATCAACAGAAGGCACCTTCCCATAACCACCACCCTGTTGAGTTACAGTCATTGTGCGGATAGGCGCAAACTCTAGGTTAGCAAACGTCAATGCCCGACTCATAGGAGTGTTGCCATTAGCAACAGAGTCATTGGCGAATCCCCAACCAGAACCACCAAGCGTATTGTTCTGATGAAACTCCAAACAATCTATATTGACTTCTAAGTATACAGCATTGGCTGTGTCGATAGAAGAGACGATTGCCTCTGCACCTACTCCGTTGTCTCCAGGAGCCGCAGTGAATGTGACCAGCGTGTTAGGGTTGTCACGGTAGTCATAGCCACCGAAATTCACGTTAATAGAAGTCACAGAACCAGTCGTGACGTTGCCGACGTAGGCTACAGCCTTTTGTGCTTGAGGATCGTTAGGTTCAAGACCTCCGGTCAATACGACAGGATCACCAGTGACGTAGGTCAGACCTTGGTTGTGTGGATCTATCTGGATGCTGGATAGAGCGGCGATGATCTTCTCTTCAAAGATCAGAGGATTGCCGTTGGCGTCTGTACCATAATTGACAATCAAAGACTCTAAGTCATCGAAAGGCTTTGTAATACCAGAGACATAGACCTCAACGATCTCGAAACCCAAGTTTGGATCCACAACCTTGTTGGCTGCTTCAATGACGCATTGTGCTCCTGACTCGCTACCCGTACCTATCAGATTGACCAGAGATTGAACCGGGAAACTGATGTTGTTAGCGTCAAGCAACAAACGTAGAGCCTGTGGAAGAGTCCACTTACCATCAGACAACTTCAGAATGTTATTCTTTGGGAAATAGATGTCCGCTTCCTTGTTGTATAGGACGCGGAACAAGAACTGAATAGACTGTGGAGTGCCCTTCTGCTGGTAGAACTGACGGGCGACCTTGATCAGCTTACGTTCATCAAGGGCTACATCATTTGGGAAGTAGGGTAAGAAGTCATTGATGAAGTATTGGATGAACAGGTCCGTGGTATTATCCACGTCCTTATAGTTCAGCAAGTTTTTCGCATTGTAGATGACGTTATTAGCATTTGGAGAAGGCAACTCTACCGTCTCTAGGAACTCGAAGTAAGCCTGGAGGAAGGCTACGAACGTAGGAGAACCTTCCCGGATAAACTCAGGGAATTGAGAGAAGACAAAAGTGCTGACCGTATTGGTTATGACGTTTCCGTCAAATGGACCAATACCTACTGGCTGCGTCATTAGTAATTGTTCTCATCGTTCATTGTAACACGCACAGCGTTCTGGTCATTTGGATTCAATGTCAGGATAATGTTCCTGCTTGAAGAGAATGATAGTGCTGCTGGTGGCACGTAGATATTCAATTGGCCAAATTGATTGTTGATCGCTATCGGCGCAAAGTTGTTCAGTGTAATGATACCGTTTATGTAGTCGATAGTTCCGGCATTAGGATTTAGAATGACCTTGTTGTTCGTCGCATCATAGTAGTATGTGCGCAGCGTGCCATACTGTCCTTGTAGAATGACAGAGAAGCTTGCGCCCAGACCACCGCCACCAGATGCTGTAACAGTTGCGGTCGTATATTCAGAGCCGGCATTATCGATGATGACAGAGTGGACCTGGCCATTGACGATCGTTGCATAGGCATTGCCACCTACTCCATCTCCCGTAACTGTTAGAGTTGGAGGCGATGAGTAACCGCTGCCTGGCTGAACGATGTTGATATTGTTCAAACCAGAGTAAGAGTTTGGTGTCTCTTCAATGAATGCGGCTCGAGGAACACCACCGGCATCGTTGATCGTAAAGCTTGGAGAGCTATACAAGTGAGCAGCAGGAGTGCCGGGTAGCAACTGGACGCCTGTGTTCATCTGGTAGGTCTGGCTCACACCCAAAGCAGGTATGATCTGCTTCTGAATTAAGATAGAGCAGTCAGAGCCCAGAATGCTGTTATCAGCAGAGTCGACAGAGCTCAATAAACGTGACAGACGGAACGTAGAATTGAATGTGTTGAAATTCAAGTTAGCAAAATTTTCGACGGCTGCCGTGATCTCGCCGATGACTTGGGTCTCTGTCAGCTGCGTTTGTGTTGAGTCATAGTCAACGTCAAAGCTGAAGTTCAAATAGTTGTAGTCTGGTAGAACGAAGACTGGAGTAACCGTCAGCACACTGATAGGGTTAATGACGTTCTGTATGATGTATTGCTGTTGTTGTACTGTAATACCATAACCGTTCTTAGGCTTACCAGATACGAACACCGTTCCGTATACAGGAGGTGATTCAGTCTCACCGCCCCAAACAGTAACAGCATCGAAGAACGGATAATTCTTATTGATCAGCGCGACGTAGTCGTTGACTGTGACTGCGCGGTTTTGGGCCACATATGCTTTGGGCGCTGTGAACTTGATAGAAGCAACAGACTCAATTGGAGATCCGCCTGCGGACGGATTGACAGTAGTAACGTTAGCCGTTGAGCCCGCCAATAGATTAGATTGTAGTGCAAATCCGTCAAGCCCATTTGATGCATCACCTGCTGTAGTTAGGTAAGACACAACCAAAATATTACCATCAGATAAAGCTTGGCCAATCACTCCGTCGCCGAAATAAATCTGATATGAACCATTAGCACCTTCCTCAAGGAAGTATACAGATGCGTTCGCATCGATAGTCGTCAGATCGGTAGCCAGCGTGAATGTTTGCTTCGTAGTGTTGGTCTGACTAGTCTGGACAATGACTTGGAATGTAGCCGTGTCGACGTTCGCGCTAGTGATAGGGAACATCTGGTTTGGATTCGTTAGGCTATCGACTTGGAAGGTCACAACGACTGGTTGTCCTTCTGCAATCTGAACTTCAGTAAAGTTGAATGTGCCGCCGTCGATCGTAACTGTCTGGTCATCCAAGGTCACATAGTTATAGCTGGTACCATTCAAAGAGTCAGAAGAAAACTGACTGAAACGAGGCAGTGTCAATATGGACGTGTTGTCCGTGACGGCTGGTGTGATGGATACATTGACAGTTGCTTGGGGAGAAGTTGTAGAGCGAGGAGTATAGCCCAGTGCTTTAGCATGAGAAACCACCGTGGAGCGTAGGACCGCAGTATCCAAGAACATTTCATTGGCTACAAGGTTCAAGTAAATTGCATTGTAATGAGTGTTGTAAGCAAGCAAGTCGATCAAGACATTGAAGGCAGACCCAGTGAAGTCGTAGTCAGCAAACTGTTCTTGTCCCTGAAGGAACGTGACCAGATTCGTCTTGATGCTATCGAAGTCAAGACTGGTTAATTGAAGCTTGCTAGTATTTGCTGTGGCTGCCATATTATCTCAACCGTTGTAAGAAGACGCTGATTTCGATCGGAGTAGATATTCCACCAGCGACTGTGAATATAATCGTTATGTTGTAACCATTCAATTGCGAGTTTGTCGCAACGATGACATCTTGTACTGTAGCACGTGGCTCATAGTTCGCCAAGACGTCCTTGATCTCTTCGCTGATCAAGTTAGCGGTAATCGGGTTCAGAAGATCAAACAGCAACTTGCGAACGTTTCCACCAATCTCGGGATGGAATGGTCTCTCATAGTGGTTCGTCTGTACCAAGTCTGCGATAGACTGAATGACAGAGTTGACACCCGTTACCTTCAACAGATCACCTGTTATTGGATGAGGTAAGAAGTCTACATTGAAGTCTGAGTAGATTCTTGTCTGAAGAGGAGTTGAAAGATTGACCGGTCCTGGCATGCTGCTACCTTCTTGAATCAACTATTTAGGTTAAGAAGAGAGCTCTTTCCTGCGTGCGACGAGAGGTCAAACCAGCCACAACCTGCCCGGCTGCTTTGTTCCACAACAAGAAGGCATTACCGGCTGCGCACCAGTTCTGCTGATTGGCGAACGTTCTTACTGAAGACTTCAGGAAGTTGCCCGGTCCAATATTGTAGATCAGACTCAAGCAAGCATCGATCATGTTCTGGGTCAGAGGCACCGTGATTGCCTGCTGAAGTGTTGGTAAGAAGTTCGTGTTGATTGCCGTCTCCAGGTAGCTTTGAGCCGTTGCGCGACTGATCATCTCACCCAAGGTGATTGGTTGACCAATAGCGACTGCCGTGGTGCCGTAGCCGATAGTTATAGGCTCGCCACCCGTAGCAGGATCTGGATATGCTGTAGCCATGTTTGGAGACGTTACCTTGGCAAAACCTTCGAAGCTCTGGATCAGTCCCAGACCGTTCTCGCTGATAGCCCAAGAGCTTGGAGGAGAAAGGAACGTCTTCGTAGAAGCATCGTACTGACAAGCAGCCGTGTTGGCTGGTGCCGTCGGAGCAACCATGGTGTTGTTTGCACCAGGCTGTAAGAATTGCTGTTGAACGTAAGAGGTGCCTGTGTATGCATCCAATGTAACTCTTTGGATATCATAAGGGACAGGCACGACCTCGGGATCCGCCTCTCCTGTGTTGGGTGTACCCTTGGCGATCGCACCAGGTAGACCTGCACTCTGCCCAGAGGCAGGCGTAGAGGCTCCTCCGGCAGAAGGAGCTCCCTGGTTCACAGAGACCAATTGGTCTAGCTGGATCAGACCGCTAATTCCTACAGTTGCTCCTGTAAGAGCAGCTTGCTCTGTGGCTAGAAGGTTAAGAGTTGCTGCCTGCATGTTGACGTGGCCGCTGCCTGTGATGTTCATATCACCATCAGAGCCGAACGTGGTCGCCGCGCTCGTGATGTCCAGAGTAGCCGCTGCCGTCAGGAACTGGGTATCAGATATAAGAGTGATATCCTCTTCTGCTTCTAGATTGATACTCTGAGCCTTGACGTTGAAACCTCCTCCAACGGACGTGTTGAAGTCGCCAGCCACATTCATGCTAGCATCATTACCCACTTCAATCACAGCATCGCCTGCTACTTTTATGTAGACACCCGCACCAACTGTTAGGTTGACATCCCCCATTACGTGGACATAATCATCTGCCATGACTATGGTGTAACGGCTCTTGGTGATTTTCTCTACCAGTGTGCCTGTTGGATAGTATTCATAGAATGATCCGCTGCGATGCGCTGCATGGATACGTTCGCTGCCAGGTGTATCATCTAACTCGAAGACATGGCCCGATTCAGTAACGGTAGCCACATCATAAGGATACTCAGGGTTGTATGCTGGATAAGGCTCAGACCATTGACCACCGCCAGCAATAGGAACGTTCTTATCCAGGTTAGCCTTACGAGCCGCGATGACGGTATTAGCTAAGTTCTGGTAACGGGAAACACCACTGATAGACGGCTGATTTAGTTCATCAGCATTAGGATGGCGAAGAGACTCAAGGACAGCAGGATCTGCTACGTTAGCTTCGTCTATCTTGATGCCGGAGCCATCTGTGCTGTATGTGCGACCCGCAGGAACCTTTGGAGCCAAGGCGATAACTGACTCTGGACGCAAGTCGTGAAAACCTGATCCCAAGTTAGGAGGATTCGTTTCAATACCAGGTACCACACCCCAGATACAAGGGACTTGCTTGCTAGAGTCTAGGAAGAAACCGACTACTACGTCTGACTCTTTTGGTGTGGAGAAGGCTTTGCCGCTCGTTCCCTGAAGAACGACAGCCCAAGGAAGATCAACAGAAGGAACCTCAGTCAAAGCCGGGTTATGAACACCGAAGATACGAACCTGGAGACGACCGAGCTCCATAGGATCTTGGCGCGATTCAACGACGCCAATAAACCACTGGAAGGTATCCTCTCCGGAGAAGTATTTGTTAAGCTGTGTCATTACTGTGTAATCACTTGGGCTATGGTTGGTGATGTTGCTAGAGGAGCGTTCATGGACACACTCGTAGTATCAGATAGCAACTCAACGACCGTAGACATAATGCTTTGGATGAACTTGTGGTGAACGCTTGCAATCAGGTAGCGGCCTGATCGCATTTTGTTCAAAGCAGTCGTACCATCTTGGACTTCTTGTTTCAGGATATTCACATTGATGGTCATACCTACCTTGATGTTGACGTCTCCTGGTAGCACACCGATCATCTTAAAACTATTTAGCAAGCCAAGTCGGCTAGCGGTTTGAGGCAGCCACTTGTCGTAACGCTGAGGATTCCTGGTAGGATCAGCATCATTCATTATCACATACTTCAACATGTTATCAGTGGTATTGTAGAAGCTCGCGCCTAGACGATTGTTGAAGTCGTTCGCGGGCAGGTCAGAGTTCAGAGTAGCATTGTTAGCTAACTGGGTCACATTGAAGTTCTTAGCCGTATATTTTCGATTGATGACATCAAATGTTGCAAGTGTTGAAGAGAAGGCTCCTGAGCGTAGAGCCTTCAGACCGTCGAAGTCCTCGACCACAGTCAATATATTGAACATGCCGCTGTTCTTTACAGGGTCTTGGTCGGTCTTGATGCCGTAGGTAAACGTGCCATATGGAACTATACCCAGCAACGTCTCATAGGAAACGAAGTTGAAGCCATCTCTATTCTCAAAGAAAAAGTAGAGGTTACGATTCGTATTGTAGGCGCGTGGACATAGCCAACTTATCGCTTGTAGTGGCTGCATACGAGGAATGATAAAGTCGAAATTGCCACCGGTCTGTTCTATCATAGCGATCTTAGACTGGAGTACCTTCAACTTGCGCAACAAAAGATCCTCTACCATCTTACCGACAGTCAAACCTTTGTATGACTTGCTGACCAACGTCTGAGCAGATAGGAAGAACTCTTCTGAACAGAAGAAGACCTTGTAGTTCTGTAGACCGTTGGAGCCCAGTGAACGTTCGCCAATCTTGTATATACGGAACGTCTTAACGATTGGATTATTCAAACCAGGCTTGTCTACGCTGATTAGTAGATACTCATTACCGTGCATCTTGTTGCTGCTGATCATATCCAAAGCATCACCCATGATCATCATACCAGACATAGTGGGTGACCAGATATCCTCATAGATATTCAATTCAACCATCAGCTGGGTAATATCATTGTACGCACCGTCACTGGTTACTACCACCAACGTGTTTAGTTGGTAGTCTGTAGTATTCAGTAGACCTTGTGTATCTGAAGAGGATGTATCAGTCATGATCTAGGGAGCCATTAAGATGAAGACAATAGGGACTGGAATTGAGCCTCTATCTGTGGAGCGTAGCTTGCGTCAATCAAAACTATATTGCGCTTGGCTTCATTGACGGCTACTAGATTGTCGTAAACACTAACACCTGTCAAGGTCGTGGTCGTCGTAACGATGCTTCCGTCTGGTGCTTGAGCCGTACCTGTGTACGTTGTAATGCTCTCACCGAGACCTGGTAGGCTTGCAGGAACGACTTCCCCTGTAGTGAAATTGAATGTAAATGGTGTAGGAGTCAACCAAGCGAGTGTGCTCTGAGTGTTTGACTGGCCTTGGAAACTCGTTGTGACAGTAGTGTTCTGTTGGTAACCAAACAGAGTACTCTGAGCATTAGCCTCTGACCCATACGCTAGGATTACGTTGTTAGCGAAGTCATCTTGACGCAAAGGTAAATCGAAGTAAGGATCAATGATCAAGTTAGCAAATATGATTATCCAATGACGCTTGGCATCACCGTAATACTTATAGGCCAGATTCTCAAGGGTATCAGAGTCCTTAAAACTGTACTGATAATATACAAGAGAATTCTGCATCACTGAACTCAACAAGTTCACGCGTGTGAATATGTTTTTCAGCGTGTAGAACTCAATACGCTCTGGGTCGAACGTATAGTACAAATTGGGGAATTGGTCGAAGTATTCCATATTAATAGCCAAACTGATCGATAAGTTGTCTAGTGATGATATCGACTTCTGTGAATGAGAGAGTGATGTTGATAAAGATTGGAGAACCGTCATTGAACGTAGCAAACTGGTTGCCACCATTATAGTTGACGTTCAGACTTGTAAGTGCACAAGTAGATACGCGAGCTATGGTTGGGTTCTCTTGGCTTTGGAAATAGAACTTGATATCGAATAGTGCGGGTGGAATGTAATAACGACCTGCGTTCTCACTTGTTACTTCTGGAGCAGCATATAATTTGAACGTCTTGATGATGTTCTGGATCGCTATTGCTTCTGCCTGGGAACGAGGTACCAAGTCGAATACGAAATTGTATCCACGATTCTTGGTCGCCTTGAAGACCATCTCAGCATGAGGGTTAATGGCACGACCCATAGACTTCATTTGAAGATCTGTGAAACCTGGGCCCACCACACCTGCATTTGCATCTTCTGCTGCTCTGCTGACCAACTCAGCGCTGGCAGCTTTGTTAAACTGTTTGTTAGGAGCATTGGTTATGACGCGCTGGCCCGTACCAATGATGTCCTTGATAGTGTCTCCTATCTGTTGAACGCTACCAGCTAGAGCAGCAAATCGTGCGGCATCACCGTAAGCAGTCGTTGCATCAATACCAGAATAGTCGTGCTCGTAAGTTGTGGCTAGAGTATCAGGCATATACAGAGCAACTGTCTGCTTGATGCGTGATAGACGTGGACGTAGGTTCAGGGTCTCGGTTACAGCAGAACCGATGGCAGTTGGAGCTAGACTACTAATACCGGCTGCCGGACTCTTAGTTAAGGCAGTCACCGCACCATTTAATAGCGCAGAAGAACCTATGGCCTGATTATTGGCTACGGGTTGATATGTACCACCCTGGCTTAATAGAGTGTCATAGTTCTGTGTGGATGCGCTCTTAGCACCGGCTACCTTGTTGGCGCTCGTCACATATTTGGACGCAGTCGGCAAGTTTATGTAGAACACCACATAGTTAGGAACCTCTTGACCGATACCGGACAGAGGGTACTGAAGCTGTTGAAGGCCAAATGGATCTCCGTCCGCAGCAGACAAAGGACCGGAGCCTGCTGATTGAGACTGCGCGGTCGGTGTCGTGGAAGACAAAGAGGGGTTTACTTGAACAGGTAGTGCCATGGAGACCTACATAGATGATTACTGTCTATTTATAGGTATTCTAGACCATGTCCTACAAAGGGATCTTTACTCCTCGGAACCCGGCTAAGTACAGGGGCAAAGTGGAGCAGATTGTGTGGCGCTCTCTTTGGGAACGCAATGTGATGGTGAAACTAGACGAATGGGACCAGATCATCGAATGGTCATCTGAAGAGCTAGCCATACCGTACATGTCACCGATAGATAATAAGGTCCACCGGTACTTCCCTGACTTTGTTGTGTTAGCCAAGCTACCTAATGGCACAGAGAAGCGCCTGATCCTAGAAGTCAAGCCAAAGAAATATTGCTCTCCTCCTAAGACACCAAAGCGTAAGACGAAGCGTTACTATGGAGAGCTTGCAGAGTTTGCCAAGAACCAGGCCAAATGGAAGTTCGCTAAGGCTTTTGCCGAGACTCAGGGCTGGGGTTTTCAGATTCTGACGGAAGATGACATCTTCAAGAAAGGCACTAAATAATCCATGGCAAATCCCCAAGACAATTCTATCGCGTGGTTCAAGAAGGTCATTCTTGGATTCGCTACCAATGCATCAATGCTTCAGGCTCAGGGTATCGGTAAGATCCTTGGAGTCCCTAAGCTGGGTCGACTGAACTTCTTCTGGTATGATCCAAAGCTCAAGAAAGAATTGCCTTACTATGACCGGTTCCCTCTGGTATTGCCGCTCAACTATTATGCTGATGGCTTCCTTGGGTTAAACTTTCACTATCTACCACCAGGCGCGCGGCTGTCTTTCTTTGAGCAGTTGGAAGCCTTCGCCTCTAATCGTAAGATGTTTGATGGCTTCAAGAAAACCTATAACCTGAGTAGCAAACTGAAGGTTGAATATCCAACTCTGCGCGACGTACCACAACTAGACGCATACAAGGTCTGCATCAAGCGATACCTGTTCAATCATGTTCGTTCTCCGTTCTTAGACATTGACCCTAAATATTGGGAGAACATGATCATGCTTCCTGTGACGCAATTTAAGAAAGGCAAACCCTACTAATGGCTGACTTCAACCTAAACCCCTTTAACCCACTTGACTCAAGTGCTGAGGCGCAGTTGGCTATCCCAGGGTTGCCAGGTGTATTCGACATTCAATTGAATCGTAATGGAATCGGGATCACCAACCTGACGGCTCCTCTACAGAATCAGAACTTTAATATTAACAAGTTCGTTGGTAATCTACACAAGCACCGTGAAACGGCTCGTGCTGATAAGTTCGATGTGCGTTTCTCTGTGCCTAGTGGTCTGCGCTCATCCGGTACGATAGATCCAGGCGTGAGTATGCAGGATCTTAGTCTCCAGTGTGAAGTCTCCGAGCTTCCTGGGCGCGATATCAACATGATTGAGTATCGCAAGTATTCTTTCATTGAACGTATTCCTCACCACAACCAATATGGGCAAGCATCTTTCACAGTTGTCGTAACCGGCGACATGTGGGAAAAGAGATTCTTTGATGCGTGGATGGACTACATGGTTCCTGCCCAGACAGGTCTGGTAAATTACGCAGAGACATCTGATGGTCAGCGTAACTGGGAAGCAGATATCACGTGCTTCCAATACGACAACGAAGGTAATCCTGCCTATGCTGTCAAACTTATTGACGCATGTCCTATATCTTGCGCGCCGTTAAGCCAGTCATGGGACAATGATTCTATTCATCGTCTACAATTGGGCTTCCAATTCCGCAAGTGGATATCTGATACGACCGTCACAAATTCTGCAACACAGTTCGGTCAACCATTCCAATTGCCGTTCCCTTCAGGTGTCCTATCTACGGCTGGTATCACAACCGCTGTACAAACTGACCTGCGTACTGCAGGTGCTGCCGTCAGCCAACAGGTCAACAAGTTGATTCAATCTATTTAATTCAAGGTGATTTATAATGAAGCTACCACAAATAGCATATCCAATATATGATGTCCAACTACTTTCCCAGAAAGATCCCATCAAGATTCGCCCATTCACAGTCCGTGAAGAGAAGCTAATGCTCATGGCCGTTAGTGCTGGTGATATTGGTACTACAACCGAATCGCTGAAGCAGATTATTTCCAACTGCGTCATTGGTGAGTTCAACGTAGACCAGATGGCGATGATCGACCTGGAGATGATCTTCTTGGCTCTCCGTGCTCGAAGTATCGGTGAAAGAGGAACGACTCATTTTCAATGTAAGAACAAAGTCGTCAAGAAGCCAAAGCCTGTAAAGGTTATGTCCAATGGTGTAATGACACTGGTTGATGCTCCTCCACCAGATCCTAGTGCTCCACCTGAAATGGTAGACTGTGGTATGGTGCTAGACGTACCGGTTGACTTCCTGAACATCCCTGTTGTCAATAAAGACACCCAGCTTCAGATCAAGTTTACTGATGATATCGGTGTCAGGATGAAGTTTCCAACCTTCGACCTATTCCGTAAGCTCCAGGGTGTCCCTGAGAACGATGTAGAGTTGGTGGTCGCATCTAACTGTTTGGATGTGATCTATGATAAGGATAGTGCCTATCCAGCCAGCGATTGTACAGAGCAGGAGTTGAAAGAATTCCTCCTTGCACTACCTGGTGATAAATACGAAAAGATTCGCGAGTTTATTAAGAACGCGCCCCAGACGAGATTGGAAACAGGAATCAAGTGCGCCAAGTGCGGCTATGATCACAAAATCGTCTTGGAGGGAATCCAAGATTTTTTCGTGTAGGCTTTTGTCATGATACTTTGGAAGCTCAATTCAAATTGAACTTCAGTTTGCTTTATCATCAAAAAATTGACTTTACTAGATTTGATGATATGATGCCCTGGGAACGGGACGCTTACGTTGCTATGATAACGAGCACGGTAGCGGCTGAGAATGAGAAGATCAAGCTCGAGAACGCGGCTAGAAGAGCGGCTAAGAAGACAGGCAGAGGCTAATGGCAGATAGAAAGAGACCAAGACGAAGAGTATCAGTGAAGGGTGGCACCGGTGCATCCATCAATGAGATTGCTCTACAACTAAAGGCTGCCAATCCTCAGATGAAATTTGAGGATGCTCAGGCTCGTGCCAAAGAAGTCAAGAATGCACAAGCCACTATGTCTAACAATGGTGGCGCCTTCCGTCACGGTCTATTGACTCGTGTATTGGGTAAGGGTATTGGTGGATCCATCTCCGCCTCTATGGCTAACAAGAATGAAATGGAGCGCTCTGCCCAGATCCTTGCTCAGCATAACAATACTCTTGCCGCCGCAGATCCTTCCTCACAAATCTCCAAGCAGATAGCCGACCTGGTAAAGAAGGTTGACTATCTCTACACTGAAGTAAGACAGTATAAAGCGGAGAGGTTGCGTCAACCGGCTCCTGCTTCCTTTCATCAGGCAACCGCACAAGCCCAGGTAATGTCTGCGCAGCGCGTCGTCAATGGGCACATGTCTCGTAATACTGAAGCTGTCAATGATGCTGTAACCGCTCTTCAGGGTCTTGGTTTCAAGAAAGCCGAAGCCCATGCGATGATTCAACATGTCCCTGCAAACGTCGATGACGTTTCAGAGATTGTAAGGATGGCTCTCAAAGCAAAGGACAACATCGCGAATGGTAAGGCTACCAAGCTGACTCCTGCCGAGGTTCCTGCTGCTGTAGAAGCTGCTCGTCCTGCTGCTGTAGAAGCCGCTCGTCCTGAAGCTGTCGTGCCGGCTCCTGCTATCCCTGTTTCCTCTGCCCAGATCCAACCGGTTCATACTGAAGTTAAGAACGATGACGTAAAAGAAGCCGCAACCATGAAGATGGTGCAGCATCAGATCAAGGTAGAGAAGGAACAGAAGGAAAGAGATAAAGAGATCGAAGACAAGCTCGACAAGATTATGAAAGGACTGATGAACAAGAATCTGAATCAGATTCTATCAGGTCTGCTTTCTGATGCTCTAGCATGGCTAGGTAAGAAGCTCCTTGGTGCCTTCGCTTCAACGGCCAAGTGGGTTGGTGAGCAGTTACTCAAGGTGATTGGTAAGATCGGCTCTGCTATTAAGATGGGTGGCAAGCAGCTGTGGAAGCTCTTGACCGGAGGTCTCGAAGGAGCCGAGGGTATTATCGCTGCCGGAACTGCCGCTGTAGAGACAGGAGCTCTGGGTGTAGTAGCCTATGGCACATATCGAATGGCCTCTGGTAAGGATGCTCTGGAGGCTAAGAGTGCTGTTGACAAGTACCTGGAGCAGTATGGCATCAAGGTAGAGCGCGACGGCAAAGGTTTCACCAACGGCAAGTATCTGATCGGTGGCAAGGAAGTAGATGCCAAGGATCTTACACAAGCTCAGAAAGACGTCATCGGTTTCTCTCAGATTGCTGCTAACCCTCTGATGGGTCGTGATCATGAGACAATGGAAGCCAAGGCGCGCATGAAGGCTCACCCTGAGCAATACACCAAGGCTGCTATCTCTAAGGTTGCTACAGCAGAACCTGCCGCAGCCGGTACAGCACTGACTGGTGCTGCTCGTGATGCTGCTCGTGTGGCCTATTATGCAGCCCATGATGGTAAGTCTGCGGCAACGGCCAGCAGTCTTGTTCCAGAAAGAGCAGAAGCAACTGAGTCCCTACCAGAGATGACGGTTGTTGCTCCAGTCATCAATAAGACGATTGTAGCAGGCAATCAAGACTCTAGCGGCGACGTCGTGATCAAGACACGCAATGATGAATCATCATTTGCCGGTCCAACTGCTCAATTGTTCGATCATCCCGTCAGCTTCGCTGGCGTTTATTCAATGTAAAAGAAAAGGGACTCTTTCGAGTCCCTGATCCCATCCGAAGATTGTCTTTGGATTACTCCTGATCAGCTAGACCACGGAACATGTTCAACATGCTATCGTCGTCATCACCGGCAGCTACTGGTTCCTTCGCAGGAGCAGCTTGCTTCTTCACTGGAGTCTTGGCAACTTCCTTCTCCTGGACCTTGGCAGTTGGAGCCTGTGCGGCTGGCTTCGCGTCGTCCCATGGAGGAGTGTTGTCCTCATCCGTGGTGACTGGCTTGCTCTTCACTGTGCTCTTTGGAGCAGGAGGAGCGCCGTCCAATCCCAGGACCTTGTTCAGACGAGCCTCAAGCTCTTCGTACGTCTTGAACTTATCGGCAGCGACCAAGTCCTTCAGGCTGTATTCTTTCTTCCAGATCGCTTCGATCTCCTTGTCGGTATCAGCAACCGCTGTGACCGCGTCCTCAAAGTGAGACGTGTCATAATTGCGGTAGCCTTCGACCTTGCGGATCTTCAAGCGGAAGTTCTTACCTTCCCAGAAGCTGATCACGTTCACTGGCTCAAGCTTGTTGCCTTCCAATGCCGCACCGGCGATCTCTTCGTCGGTTGGGTTGATCTGCATCCTGATCTTGTCGAAGATCTTCTTGCCGTAAGAATATAGGAACACTTTGCCTTCATTCTCAGGGTGTACTGGATCCTTGATCACAAGGATGTTGCTGATGTAGCTCAAGCGACGCTTTTGCTTACGGGCAATTTCCTTGTTGGCTTCGACGCCTGAATCCCACAACTTGCTATTGAAGTCGCTTACTGGATCCTGGAAGTCACGGCCAAGGGTCGTGCGGGAGTTTTCGATATACCATCCGCCTGGACCTTGGAAGCCATGTGTGAACAGAGTCACCCAAGGCAGACCATCCTCACCATCTACGGCAGGAGCGTCAAGGAAACGAATGATGGCAAAACCGTTGCCGGCCTTATCCACTTCTGGTTGCCAGTATCGGTCATCGGAACGGTTGGAACCCTGTTGGGTATCTTTCAGAGCCTTTGTCAACTTGGACAGGCTTGAATTCTTCTTAAGATTTGCTAGACTAGACATGCTATTATCCTTTATGTTGTATCAGTTTTATTGTGGTTTCACAGTCTTCATAATATAGGGTTATTTAGGTCGGTCCGCCACCGAACCGACCTAAATTCTCAACTTTATTTACTCGCCGAAGCCGAAACTCTTGTCAGATTCCTGAGTAGAAGAAGGCTTCGTCTGATTCATCTTACGAATGCGAGCCAGAGTCTGGTCGACGCTGTTACCCAAGCACTCGATGGAGATGATGATCTCGCGGATGTGCGCAATGCTCATGTTGTCTGAGCCAGCAATCCACTTCGCAAGTTCCTCGGCATGCTCGTCCTTCGCCAAACGAGGAACCTTGTACTTGATGTACTGCTCACGTGCGGCCGCAGAAGGCATTCCAATCTTGATGATCTCGTCAAACCGGCTGGGCCGATTGACTAGACGCTTGTCCAGGCGCTCTGGATAGTTGGTCGTGGCTACGAATACGACGTTGTCGATCTGTAGTTCGCCGTCCAACAGGGCCAGCATCGCGCTCTCACCCTTCTTGTCAACGATAGCGTCAATGTCCTCTATCATAACAACGATGGGACGGGTCTTCTCGATCATGCGGAGAACCCGCAGACCCTCGGCCGTGAAGCCTGGATCGTTCAAGTAGACACTGATGCCACCCTTGTCGACGATCTGCTTGGAAAGCTGCTGACACAGGACGGTCTTGCCAGAGCCAGGAGGACCCCAAAGCATAATGCCACGCTTCCAAAGGAAGCCATGCTCGCGGAACTTGGGCTCACATGCCCAAAAGTGATTGATGGACTCTAGAACCCGCTCGGCCTTTGAGTCGGGAAGTACCAACAGCTTGTCCAGATTGATGTCTTTCTTTACGAAGAAGATACCCTTCTGGTCGCTGAAGTTGATGACGTATTGACCAGGTGGAAGCTTTGGCTCCGTGGTCGCGCAAGGGAAGTAGGAGTCACCGTTGCTGACTGCCCACATTTGAGTCCCTTTATAGAACTCATTGACTTCACCAACGCGATCGCTTGGCTCATCGTCGTCAACCTTATTATTCACTCTTGACATATCAAGTTCTCCGGTATGTGATGTCTAAAATCAATTTCGTGTATCGGTTCTATGCTATTGTAAAACGGTCTGAATTTCTTCAGCTTCTTGTATTTGTCATCCCAAAGGAGTTGACCTTGCAGCTTCTTATCCATGACGGCGAAAGCGCCTCTTAGCTTATCCAGGATGAGCATTGATGCCCAATGTACATCACCCTGATAACAAAGATTGAAAACTGTCTGTGGATCAAACCCTCCGGCTTCCTGAATGTGTTTGATGTCCATGTTGAAGCAAGTCAACCGGCCACCCACACTGTAGTTCTTCCACTCTAGCTCATAACTGAGCAGCGTGTTGTTACTTATCTCTCGTGTCGTTACCCACTTGTCTGTCCTAAAGAACATCCAAGCAAAGTAGTATTCAATATCCTTGGCGCTGTACCCGTCATCGAACATGCGCACCATCTTGTGGTAGGCATACTTGTCTTTGCGGCGTTCAAAGGTTGCTTCTTTGTAGGAAGTCTGGCCATGGTACAGTTGATAGTCGTAGTCGGTTGTGTAGTGCAACAAGACCGCGTGGTAAATCTGAAAGATCTTGAACGGGTCAATGTTGTGCTGGCTCATACCGGTAACTGGCTGCTCTTCTGTAGGTAACGCTTTTTGCGCGCCTCTATTTCAATTATACTCCTAAGAGTTGCTGAAAGCAAGGTCGCGGCCACTTCTACTTCTAAACCAGTCTTTTCGCAATAGTCTATGATCGCCTCCATATGCTCTATTCCTTGCTTCTGAGCATTCTCCTGAATTAGGAGACTGAAAGCTTCTTTTTCTGCTAAAGTTGGCATTAGCCCTTCTCTAATACTATGTATTGAATGTTTCGTGATGGAACAAAGACCGCGTTGCCGTCAAGATCCACGGTCTCGAACGTGCTGTTAGGATCCTTGTGGGTCTTGGCGATCTTCAACTGAAGATCTTTGAACTGGGCCTCGGAGTAATCCATAGGAGGACCGTACACTCGGCGCTCATCCGTGCCAACCAAGTAGATGATAATGCGATAAGGAAACTTTTGCTCGGCCATTATGATGCCCCAAAGATATTATTTGTCTGGTTGGCTACCTGGATGAATTGGACATCACTACTTATGTCCTCTAGATGCTGGCATCCCTGATAGGCACAGGCGCTCCGTAGACCGCCCAGCAATTCCTTTACAGTGTTGGAGACCTTGCCCCTATAGGGCACCACGACCTCTTTACCTTCACTGGCTCGATACTCAGCCACACCGCCATTGTGTTTATCTTGAGCACACTTGCTGGCCATACCATAAAACTTACGATGAGACATTGGCGCATAGTTGAAAATCGTACCGGTAGCACCTTGAATGTATTTCTCATTGCCTAGGGCATCACATGGCGTGCCACCACCCTCATCATGACCAGCGAACATACCGCCGATCATGACGTAATCGGCACCGGCCGCAAAGGCTTTGGCCACATCACCAGGACATGTAATACCACCGTCTGCTACAATCTTGGGAGGTTGCATCACACGAGGTCCATGTGTAATAGGGAATGGGAACTTCTCTACCCATGCCTTGGCTGCCTGGACGCATTCCAGTACTGCGCTAAATTGAGGATAACCTGTACCTGTCAGCTTACGGGTCGTACAAACAGAGCCCGGACCCACACCAATCTTGATTATGTTGGCACCGGCCTCGGCGAGACGGAAGACTCCCTCTCTGGTGACCACATTACCAGCCATGATGGTTGTGTTGAATGAAGACTTGATCCAGCGTATGGCATCCGCCGTTGCTTCTGTATAGCCATTAGCCACATCAACACAGACCGTAGGAATAACGTGACCGCGAGCCGTTAACTCTTCATAGAAGTTTTTCCATTTGATCAAATCAGGTTGATTGATCCCCATGGAATAGACCACGTTCTTGGTATAGCCTTCTTCAAGAGTATGAAGATAGAACTCTAACAGTTCTTCTAACGTGTAGTGCTTCTGGAGTGCCGTCATCAAGTCCCAGCGACAAAGTTCGCGGGCCATCTCAAATGTACCGACACCATCCATGTTGGCGGCGATTACAGGGATGATGTAATCCTTGTTTTTTAGGTATACACTATTGCGGGATGAGGGCCCATCTTGGCTATAACGGGGAACCAACATCACCTGGGAATAATCGAGCTTAGGAGCCGGATCAATTCTTATCATTCATGATCTCCCGCATCTTTGCGTAGGTTGTCTCGTCAACGAGAGTGACGTCTGCCTCTGTCTCAATCCAAAGCCTGGCGCCACAACTTAGCGGTCGCTCTGGACTGTATACGATCCTGCTAGGACCATCTATGATGGCTTCCGAGCAGTAACGTTGTTTGGAACCCTGCTGAACGCGGACCACCGGATGAGTGGTCTTGTTCTTAATATTGCGCTTGATCAGCTGGGCATTGACGTGGATGATCGATTTCATTTCAGAGAGAAAGCTACCACAGATGCCTTGGCCTGTTCTTTGGTATAATAGATACCTAGATCAACACCCACAACGTGTGATGTGTTATCGGTCACACTAGTGTTATTGAATCGCCAGGCAGACCACTTGTTGCCGAAAGGGCGGACTCCGCCCACCATACGGCCATCAGCATCGAAGTATTCTTCGTCGGTGCGATCAGAGTCGGGTGACTCGTTCCAGGAGGGAACTTCCCAACGTGGAAACTTAAGAGGTTCGGTGCTTACGGGAGTCATGCGCTCCACGTCATTCAAAGGAGGACTCATATCAAACATAATAGACCTCAGTGGGAATAGAAAATGTGATGACCGATCTGAGCCAGCTTGGTTTCATCGGTTGCCCAGTTAGGAGTCTGGATATAGTCGGCGTGGTAGAGGGTTGCGTCGGCAACTTCGTCACTGCGTACATGTTTGAAATAAACACCCTTCACCATCTCCATAATGGACTTGTAAACTGCCGTGGCCATACGATGGCGAGGCTTACACGTCCAACTGAACTGACAAACGATCTTGTTGTTCATTTTATTCAAGTGCCGCTCGTAAACAACACCACAAACTGTCTTTGGATACTGAGGATCAACCACCCGGTTCATCACCACCGTTGCTACAGCCAACTGGCCATCAGCCGGTTCAAACCCGGCCTCTGCATACGTATTATCCGCAAGACATCTCAATTCAGAAGCCACAAAGTCGGCCTTGGCTTTCTTGGCGGCTGCTTTCGCCGCGATCTCATTCTGTTGAGTCACGACTATATCTTCGTAGAACTTTTCTTTCCGTTCCAGTTCTGTGATCTTACCCGATTGATCAGTGATGGTTTGTTCCATCTGTTGATGTTGCTGGTGGAAATTGTGCCACCACTTCACAGTCAAATAAGTCTGATACAATGCGTAGATCAACACTCCAACCATAATAACCATCGACAGCCGGTATAACCACTGCGCGGTTTTCATAATGTATTTCCTTGTTTAAGGGAGTTCACATTATCTATTATACGCCTGGAAACTGTAAGAGTAAAACTGGCCTGATTAAGTTAAAGAGTGGCCGCTTATTCTGTTTACAAGGAAGCGGCCGAAACTCAGACCCGAGGGTTAGGCTGCTAGAGCCAACTCTACGGTGTCATAGATGTCATCGTTAGATGCATTTATGGTTTTGCACTGTTACGGTCGTAGCATACCGGATTGCACTTGGTGTATTACTCACGCTGTCGAAACCGATCGGCCCCATAATGGACCCTCTAGCATGGTCCTGAAATTTGGTGGAACCGTGGGGAATCGAACCCCAGTCCAACATGCCTTTAGTCAGGCGTTTACAATCATTCAAACCTATTTAGTCCTTCTTGAAGACCAATCTCTTGTAAGATAGCAATCCCTTACGATCATGTGACCAAACCGGGTCGGAAGCGAATGCTGTCATCACGTTTCCGATGTCTGGCTCAATGAACGGATAGGTCTTGATACCGCGCTGCTTGAAGTCTTCCAATGCTTTGGCAAGACCATGAAGATCAGGGACACCAATCACACTGAAATACAACTCATCAAACTTGCCCTGGTCAATGCCATTGGATCCTAGACGTTGTCCCATGCGAGCCGCCGCATGGCTAGCCTGGACTAGCTGATACTCCGGCGTCATATCTTGACGCACGAAGATGTAGACGTAATGTCTGGTGTAAAGATCCGCAGGGATCTTGTACTGCTCATATAAAGCCACCGCGATGTTTTTGTAGAGGATGCGCTCACGTTCATCAGTAAACATACTCTTTTCTAGAATGCCACAGATGACCTTAGCACTCTTAGTAATTTCGGTCGCTCTCCTAACCGCTCTTTCTGGATCAACCCCATTATCGAGCATCTTTCTATTCTTCACAGAACGAAAGTGCCGGCGGATAAAGGTTGATGCTATCTTGATACGGTCCTCAATAGTCTGAGCCGTCTTCGCTTTCATGGCGCGAAGGATAGCGTATTGTACGATGTCAACGCTGGAAATATCCTTGGCGTCGGCACACGCTTTGAATGCTGCTTTGAAATTCATCATTTTTGAGTCTCCATCTATTATAACTGAATCTTTCGTAAGAGTCAATTACAACGAGGGAGGTCCTCTGATGTAATTCTACAACATTCTGCCTTTTTTCCAACCGGTCGGTATCTTTTCTTCATTATGTATTTTACGCTCAAGAGTACCGTTGTTGATCCACTTCTTTCCACTCATTTTCTTCTTTTGTTCTTCTGAATGTGGGATGCCCTTATTCCAAGGAGTCATACCCCTTGTATTGGGCGGTCTTATGCTTTTCTGAACAAGAGTGGTGGCTATACGCTGCCTGGTTTCGTTTGAGTGGTGTTTCCCTTTGAATGGATTTATATCATATAACCAAGATGTGTTTGTTGTCCTATTCAACCAAAGATCGGGTTTATCCAATACGCGCATTCTACGCAATACTTTGTGTTCCCAGTCTGCCGCTTTCTTACCAGACTTGAATACCCTCCGGATCTCAAACTCGAAACTATCATCACCAAATAGTGTGCGAAGTAATGGAACGTTCTTTTTACTTGATGTAAAATATGTTCTCCAAAATTCATCTGGGTGACAATCTTTAGCCCAGCGAACACCGTAGTAAAATGTGTTTGTAGGTTTATGGTGCAAGAGATAAGAATATGCTGGCATACTCCTATATAGGTAACTTAGACCTCGTGCATAACAAAAGTTCTACGTGTCAGGAACTTTCTATATCTTGGTCGCCATGATTATACTTCTACTCTGATGATTGTTTCTGTGCCGTTCATTTAGATCTTCTTGACCAAGTTCTCAACTGCGGTGACAACCTTAGCTGCCTCGGCTTTGACTTCTGTTACGACGGTGTTGGCTTCGGCCTTGACTTCAGCAACAACCTTCTTCACTTCAGTCTTGACTTCTGTGGCAACCGTGTTGGCTACCGTTTCGACCTTAGCAGCAACATTGGCAACTTCAGTCTTTACTGGAGCAACCTTAACCTCTGCTTCGACTTTCTTCACTTCAGTCTTGACTTCAGTGACGACGGTGTTGGCCTTGACCTCTACCTTTGCCTTGACTTCAGCGGCAACCTTCTTACCCCATTGCTCGATGTGCTCGGGAACGATGCTCCAAATAGCCCAGCCCTGTGGAGTGGTATGACCAGTGTTCACAGCCGTATTTGGCAAATGAACTTCATCAATCGTGGTGACTGATGTGCGTGTGTCATGAAGATCTTTGACAAGTGATACTAGCATTCTTTTCCCCTGAATTTGGCCGTTGTGCAGGGCATCGAACCCTGATCTTGGATTTTAGAGATCCTGCTCTAGCCAGTTTGAGCTACACATCGATGTTCTATTTAGCCTTTCGCTTTTCGTTGTTCTATCTCGTACTCTCGGCGGCGAAATATGTTCTCTTGATTCACTGCAGCTATCAGTGTTTCACTATCTACCAGCGCTGTGTGCCAGACATAGACACCACCGCCTATCTCGTCTGAGAAATACTCACGTCCCTGTTCGGTCATATGCCAGAAAAGATGGCAGCCGTTCGGAAGCGCCACGTCGCCTTTTATGGGTGGCGGAGTAAGGTAGGCTTCCTCGGGCTGCTGAATCATTTTCCACAGAGAATTGATCGTTTCCTTATTGTGTTTGCAGCTGTCGCACAATGTTTCATGGGAACGGCCAGTGCACTTTGGGCACTCCTCGAACTCCATAGGTCCCATGGGATTGTTCATATGGTCACCTTACCATCACACTTTGGGCACCAGCAAGGCACACCCTCACCAATGAAGTTCCAACTGTTGTAGTCTACCGTAATCTCTTCGCCACGTTTGATGTCTCGATTGGCAACGATTATAGTTTGAGCAACCATGTTGGCGTTAGGTTCACAGGAGTGGTTCATATAGCTGATACCCTCCCACCGAAAATCTTTCTCTCCGGTCAGGATCAAAAGTATGTCCTGCTCTCGGTTGATCGCAATCTGAATGATAGAGTTGGTGATCCTTTCAGGTATAGGACTGACGCATTCTATCTTGCCACCAAATGCGCCTATGACTGTCTTGTATGGAATATCAATCATCGCATACAAACCAGATTGGCCGTGCTCATTGTCTTTGACCATGAGATACTTCCAAGCCTGCCAATTCTTCTCTTTCACAGCGTCTTGACCCATTCCTGGAAGTTCTTCAAATCTTCTTCCTTCTTGAAGTAGATATGCTGATACCCGAACATATCATATGCCGTCCACTCGCCGCCTATTTCACCGAACGTACGAAGTTGCTGGTAGATCTCCGATATCTTTGGATAGTAATCCCGGTTCAGTTGAATCCTGAAAGGAAACTGATCATGATAATGGTTCATTTCTTGGCCACTGCTTTCTTTGCTTTCACCAAATCGGCTTGAAACTTCACCGGGTCTTCTACGAACTCTTGGAGCCGCTGGAGACCCTTGTAAGAAGGTTCAACAAACAAATGCGGTTGAGGGTTATCCTCAACCGCCATAATAATCACAGACTGGCTAGGCATCTCACCATAGCGCTCATTGTACATCGTGTTGTAGATTGCGCACTGCAACCAATACGTTGTAATGTACTCTTCTTTCTTGTCTCGCGTGCTCCCCTTAAAGTCAATCGTGGAAAGCAAGCCATCAAAATCTGCAATCGTGTCAGGAGTACCGGCTAGCTTTAACTCGTCGCTCCAAAGTGGTTTTTCAATCAGCCGAATGTTATTGATCCGGTTTAGTAGAGGCTTGACCTGGATGAAGAGAGTCTTCGTCAGCACATGTGCTGATAGCGTCTTTCTTAGATCCAATTCTTCATTGCGCAGATAGTGCTCAATGCTCTTGTGTAAGATACTGCCTCGGTTCCTTGCTCTGGCGCTCTCACTGTTGGCCTTAGCCTCACCGATACGCTTCTTCCATGCCTCTAAGAAAGCCTTGTCCCAATGACGGGAGATGAACGTAGTCACGCTCTCGTATTGGTTGCCGGCAGGTGTGACGTAATGTCGTACACCATCAGCAGCCGTCTCTACCGGCAGGGGAGGAGCCTCTACGAAGCTATGGGTGAAGATCAAGGTCTATCCCACATCTTACCCTTGCGCTTGGATACCGCATCTTTGGCGGCCTTAGCTGCCTTGTCGCGATGCTTCTTGACCGTCTCTTTGGTCCTGATCTCTTTGATGGTCTTGTTCTTGCGGAACCGGTCGGCCAGAGGACTGGATGGATGATTCTCACCGATCTTGGCCAGGACTTCCTTGAAGCCATCGCTGGCTCGATCAGATGTTGTGGTGCCGTAATGGACACCATCCCAAACCACAGAAGGAGCCGTGCCGATGTAACGTTCAAGGGTCTTTTCATTGTCCTTGAAGAACTCATCGTATTCGGCATACTTCATCTCTATCTCGATGATCGTGCCGATAGGTAGGGTTTGGCCCGCGTACTCTTGTGGTTGAAGTAATTTAAATTGGTAAATCATCGTAATTGCTCCACACGCTTACCGTTTACCACCTTGACGATGGAAGCAGAGTGATAATTCTCTGCCTCGGCTTGTTCATCTGCTTCTTCTCGTGTATCGAATGGTCCGAAAGCAATTGAACCTTCTTCCCAATCGTCCCCGTAATCGTCTATGACGATGTATTCTACCTTGCGTGCCATTATGACTGGAAAGCAGGAACTTCGATTATTCCACCCTCAACCAGTGTTCTGAACTCTTCTGTTTGGGATGGTGTTAGCTCTCCCAACATGAAGTTGTCGTTGTAGAATTTGTACGCTTCAATCTTGTCTTGAAACGTGGCACCGATATCCCCGCTTAGGATGCCTCTGGCGGTCTGCGCCAACAGCATTAGTAGTCGCTGCCGGTATTACCAAAGCCACCAAAGCCGCCGCCAAGACCAAGACTGGACTTAATGTCCGCGAACTCGCGCTCGCCGACCACACCAGTGTTGGCTGACTCCAGTTCCTCGGCAATGGACTGCACGACGCTGGTCTTAGCCTTTGGCACTTCACCATAGCTGTTCTTGCGGAACTCTGGCACCTTTACCTTGTCGGCGTTGATCAGCTGATACGCAACAACCTTGCGGCCTTCGCGGATGGACTTGATCTCAGCCTTGAACTGGTTCTTCAGTTCATGGATGTAGACCGGCACTGAGAAGATATGGATCTTCAGAGTCTCGGACAAAACCTGAGTCTTGACCGGTTCGCCGCTCTTTAGCAGCTGGAATAAACGAAAAGATTGAGTCTGCTTAGCCATTTTTGCCTCTAGTGCCTCGATACGCCAATACTAAAACAATGATAACCCAAAACCGCCAATTGTGAATCGTCATGACGGAGTTGAGTAAGTAACCTATGGTGAATGGTACCAAGAAGTTGCCGACTACGCCGACGACTTTCTGTTCACGATCAAGGAATTCTTTGAAATTCTTCCACATAACTTATTATACTCCGTTCAACCTTAAGAGTATATCTACCCTAAGATCTTGATGGCTTCGTCTGCCAATTCCGGTGTTAGTCCACCCAAATAATGTGTCTGTACAAAATGACCGGCTTTCTGTTCAGGAAGCATGTCACTGTCGTCATCCAAGATTACATAAGGGTGCGGCTCGTCGGAATAATTCTCCAACCAGTGATTGATCTCTTGACCGCGAATCTTGAACAATGCCGGCTGGTGGGTCGTCTTATCCTTGACACGCTTGCCGGCTTCTATTCCACCCTTATTGATTATGTAGCCGCGTATTTCGGCCAAAGAATGGAGACGACGCCAGGAAGAAGATATGATGATCCAAAGGTCTGGTTGAGAAACGACGATGCGTTCCAGCTGAGCAACGTTGGCCGGATCAAAGTCAATCAGGGCGCGCTCTTCAGGTGTCATGTTATTACGGATGGAAGGAGGATTCTCCTTGTACATCTTTTCATACCATGGATAATTATTGAGGACACCGTCGATGTCCAGAAACAAATACTTCAACTTATTCTGCCTTGGGCAAATTGCCACTCAAAATCATCATCAAATCGTTGGCACAGTCATGCACCGGGTCGTGCTTGGTGACCACGTTCCTGTGGTCGAAACCAGGCACTGTAATGTAGCCGCTCTCACTCTCGTACAGAGCGAACAAGAACGTGCGTACATCAAACCAATTGTTGTACGGGACCAGGATATCACCGCTCGTTGCGTTGCTCAGGCTATCCAGAGTGCTCTGGTCAAGGATACCACGTGCCCAGAACTTGACGTTCCGGTTCTTGTCAGAATTGGAGTCCAGGTCCGCATAGTCGCGAATCATCTGTAAGCCGGTAGCCGCATCCACATCAAAGGTTGACGGCACCAAACTCTTTGTGCGGGTGCTCAGAGGCTGAGTCGCCCACCACTCAAGAGTGCTCTTCTTGATCGTGCGCTTAAACTTGGCGACCTGCTCTTCCACGTCAAACTTGACAAAGAGAGCGCGGCCGAAGATCTTCTGATAGTCTGGAACTTCATCCAGGCTGAACTCGATGATGGCGCAGGAGAGGACCACGGACGTACTTTCCACGTCCAGGGTCTCAACGTCCACCATGTAATTACGTCGTGCCATTATTGTGTCTTCCCGGCTGAACCATGAGGACGCTCAGGCAACTTCCTAGCCGCCGCCAAAACGATGTCACTGTGGTACAAAGAATAAGAGCCGTCACCGAACGTAGGTGAGTCAACACAGACGTTCAAGATCTTGCCCGGCACGCCGCTCAACCGCTCATGGATGTGACCATGTAAGTGGATGGCGTTGTGGTGGATCTTGTTCCACTCATAGATAGGATAATGGAACAAGCACAACATGTTGCCGTCAACGTGTATTTCCTTGTACTCATGGATTGAGTCGAACATGCCCTGAAGGACCTTGTCTCCGCGTATCACTTGGTCGTGGTTGCCGTAGACCAGATGCTTGTGCCCATTCAGGCGCTCCATGATGGTCTTGGCCCGGTCGGCCTGGCAGAAGAAAATATCTCCGAGTGCCCAAACCGTATCTTCTGGTTTAACTTGAGTATTCCAGCGATTAATCATATGGTTGTCCATTTCCATAGGATCAGAATGCGGTCGAGTCTTCGGACAGAACTTGGCTATATTCTTATGAGAAAAATGCAAATCGCTCGTGAACCAGATACTCATGCTACTTTCCGCTTGAAGCCATTTATATTACCTAACTTGCTCTTGGCTATGTTCGCCCTATGGGTGGCGCTCTTAGACTTACTCTTCTTTGCTTTCGTTTCACTACTATCACGACAACCTTTCTTTAGGGCGCTCATAGCCTGTTTCTTTTCTTCAGACCATTTACGACCGAAATTAGGATTGACTTTTCCAAATACTCTAACCCCAAACATATGATTCTTGCTACCTGTTTGCGCCGAGCTAAGTTGCCGTCGAAGCCAACCATATGTTTTACTGTTACCGCTACCCTTATTCATCACGTTAGCGGCTCGTATCAATCCCAGATTTCCGGATACATCTTTACCAGCAACTGATGAGCGACATAGTGTTCTTCTGGTGTTAGATAGACCAGATTGGAAACCAAATCTGATCCATCCATACACTTCGGGACGATATGGTGCCGTTCAAAGTAACCCTCCTTGGGTTTCCTCTGAGGAGACCTCGTTACCAACCGTTTATAATGAAGGGAATAGTTCAACTTATTCCTTCTATATCACATGTAAGATACGTTCCTACTGCGGGCTGAATTTGGTGCAGTTGATAAGCGCAAACTTGCTGTGCTCTCTCATATGTCTGAACGGGCATAATAGTCTCTACTATATCGACGTGCCCGCTGGCTATGATATGGATCAAAACAATCACTTTAAACATATGAACTATTATACCTAATCTGTACGAGAAGTCAAGTCGAATTTAACTTATTAACGGTACTCGTTAACGTTTTCTATATTTAGTCTTCAGAAGGAGCTCTCGTCACGATTCGGTCAACGATACCAAAACCCAAAGCCTCTTCAGCGGTCAAGAAATTATCACGCTCAGAAGCCTTCTCTACCTCTTCTGCAGTGTGACCAGTTTCGGTCGCCATGATGCGGTTCAGCTTCGCTTTGGTGCGAGCAATCATAGCCGCGTGGATAGCGATGTCGGTTCCCTGACCGGCGAAACCGGCGGACAGCTGGTGAATCATAACCTCGGCGTTGGGTAGAATGAAGCGCTTGCCCTTAGTACCTGACGCCAGGATGAATGCTCCCATGCTTGCCGCCTCACCGATACAGATCGTGCTGATGGGTGCGCGGATGAACTTCATCGTGTCATAGATTGCCAGACCTGATGTTACTGAGCCGCCTGGAGAATTGATGTAGAGACTGATGGTCTGCTCAGGACTCTCATGCTCCAAATACAGCAGCTGGGCGACCAGCACGTTGGCGCACCAGTCGTCGATAGGTCCAACCAGAAAGACGACCCGTTCACGCATCAAGCGTGAATAGATGTCATAAGTTCGTTCACCGCGCGCACCGGATTCGATGACGGCAGGAATCATACCCAAACCAACAGGCATCAAAGACTTATCCATTATTCCACTCCCAATTCTATGTTGATAGTTTCGGCAAATTCTTTCAGCACTGATATTGCGAATGTTCGATCAGTCCCATATGCTTCATCTCTATCACGGTTATCTTGTGATTGGATGAAATCTTCCATTTTCTTCTTCAATTCGGCTTTAGTCATTACATAGTCTCCAAGAATTTACGGATGACGGCAATCTTGGCCTGCTCATCGTTTAGTAGGTTGAATGATATCTGGTTGGCCCATAAATGGTCCAACAGAGGGTAGAACTCCTCATCGACGGTCTCCCGCAGCTTTGGATCATTGATCCGCTCCAGGAAACGTTCCGCCCGCATACGAGCAAGGAACTTGGTCACCAAATAGTATGGTGACTTGATCTTCAGTGACTTCTGCAGGCGATGGGAGTGAACCACAAAGCCTTCGAGTCGGCAGTTGGTCATAGCCAACAGGACGGACTCGAACGGTATACGCAGATGGTTAGGCCGCATTGCACCCATACCAGGAGCCATAGAATCTAGCGCTCCCTCTGACATCATATCACCGGTCACGTAACGCGCGCCTATTAGATAGGCGCCAGGAGTCTCCTGGATGATGTGCGGGTCAGAGGGATCACAAATCTCGAATAGCCAAGTGATCTTGTGACCAACCTTGTCTATCCAATTACAAATCTTGGACCGCAGATGACGTTCCGCGATCTCCACAAATGGTGAGTCCAGGGAGCCGGTAGTTGACACCACGACTCCATATCCTTCAATGTAAGTTGCTCCCGCCATGAAGCCATTGACTTTCTGGACGGCTACCACCGGCTCGTCAAGCGGGAAATCCGTTCCCCGCTCGCCGCGATTGTAGATCTTTCGGAAGGGATTGACGACGCGGTTCCATTCCGCATCGACAACAAGACCTCGACACTCTTCTAGAACGTCATTCCAGAGAGCATCGTAGAACACCTTTCGGGTGTATTTGATGACGTATAGACCCGGATACCGGACAGACTCACGACGAGTCACCAGCTTAGGGTTGTTCTCAACGAACTCACGCAATTCATCCATGTATCAATTATACTCTGTTCTATCTTAAGAGTTAAGCGGCATCCGCCAGAGCCCGAATGTCTTCGAACCAAATAGTGATCTGCATATCTGAGACTCTTTTATTCTCAGGCCAGATAATGCGGATGCTCATATAGCTTGTCCTATTGACGTGTATTCCAAGACATCATGTTCATTCCTTATTAGGGACGTGATGCTTTGACCTGGTAAGAAAACCCGATAACTGTTGGTCTTCTCTACCCAGATATAGGAAGGAACCTTCAACTGTCTGGCCATCACTATGTCCTCATTAGAGAACCGTGTTGTATCGCAGACATCTAGGCTCGACCTATTTTCAGGGTGCGTATGATACAAACCCACCAGTTTATCCGTGTGATGGAATTTGATTGTAAACTCCACCTTGAGCGGATCTCCAATCGTCACCGGGTATGTGTAGTAGAATTTATTGTCTACCTGTATGATAGCTCCACCATACTCGAAACCCTGCATCCTAGAGTCATAGACGGCATTTTGGAGCGCGGCCTGGGCTGCTTGATTCAGGGTATCGAAAGCAGGAGAATCAGAACGGACATAGGTATCCGGCGTCCCTGCGAACGCATAGGAACCCAAAAGAAAGAGCGGAGTGAATTTCAGACTCATCTGTTCCTATGAATCTTGGGTTCAATCTGACGGAGCTCTGCTTCCAAAGGCAGATAGTCCACACCCTTGTATTTGTGCCAACCGTCGTATGACATCTTGGTGAGCTCGTTCACGATGATCGAGCGCCGGTTGCGGAGTTGAACCTGCGTCATTATTTCACCCGTTGAAAGGTAAGATGAGCAGCCTCAAGGATCTCAGGATCCGTGATCTTCTTCTTACCCCACGGCAAACCCCAGTGCTTGGCACAGACGTCACCGTAGCCGACCGCGAGGCTCTCCTGGGTCTTCAACGGCAAGGCGCAGAAGCAGCAGCGGCTGTGAAGCTTGCCCTGCTCGACCGACATCTTGACCGGATCCTTGTTGAACTCGACCAGGAAAGCGATGATCTCTTGGCTGATGTCCGTGCCCTGGCGATTGATGTCAACCGTACCATCCAACCGAATGCGACCAACGAAACCGCGCGAACCGTCCAGGACGATGCTGATCGAACCGGGATACTTGGCATTCTTGGAAGCCACAGACAGTTTCACGTGACCGACATCAGAATCCAACTGGACCTTGGGGAATTTCAGATGTTTGCTGGCGGTCGCGAACATGTTGAAGATGGCGTCAAAGTTACCGTTGATCGGAGCCGCAGCCGGAGGAGCATTACAGACCTCGGTGACGATCTTGTCCAACCACATGGCCTGCTTGGGCGAGAGGCGCGGCTCCAGCGAGATGCTGCGAGCGAAGTCTTGACGCCAAGCCGGCACAAGACCAGATTCGAGGAGAGACTGGAGGACCAGCTGCTGGTCAGTGTACACAGGAGTGTTCATCTTAGATAGTCCTCAGACCGCCGATCGGCGACCAGGAAGCGACGACGTTACAGTCGTGGGAGATTTGGAACTCGAAACACTTGCTTTTGCCGTAGGCGATGGCTTCGGCCAGAGTGGTGAATTCGTCCTGGCTGTAGTAGCCGAAATTCGTCCAATAGATTCTGTATTTCATGAAGACTATTATACGCCAAATCTAGCACTTAGGGTGCTGATTTAACTTAATTACGAACAATCTTTTGAAAACGTTAACTAGTACCGTTTCTTGACCCACGCACCATTTCGCCAAACGTATTCTTCCTTGGGTTTGTCTTCCTTTGGAGATGATAGGCGCACGGCCAGGATCAAGTCGTCTGGGACTTCAATGAAGACTTCACCGGCCTCGGCCATGGCCCCAAGTGTGGCGAGTGCCACCATCCGATCTAGGACAGGAACATTGGCGTCATTACCCTTACGGGCGAGTATAACCGCTGCTGGTGAAGGGACTTTCATTAGACCTTCCTACGGCGACCCATGGCGATGGCAAGACCCATCAAAAGGATCGTCAGCCCGGCAGCTGCACCGCTGGCACTGATCTCAGGGCATTGGGTCGGGGAGACACCATGGCCGTAATAGGTAGTGGTGGATGAATACGAGCTAGAGCTCGATTCACTGCTTCCACCAGTAGCGCTAGCGGAACCGCCAGTGCTGGATTGATTTTGACTCATACTTCATCCTCTGTTAACTCAACGAACTCGTTGATGTGGTAGCCTATGTGCATCTTTCCTGATCCACCGGCAAAGACACCATGGCCTGGCATGTTGGGTATTTCTCCAATAAAAACCAGGGATCGCTCGTTGCGCGCGTCACCTGGTGGCGGCACATAGTCATGATGTGCCACCCACTTGACGATCGCACCTTGCCGTGGTGGCAACGGTTGCTGAGCGTCCATACTAAGTGCCGCGTCCCAGGCTTTCTCGGCGACCTCTTTGAAGGCCGCGCCCATGACACCTGGTTGGTCTCCCATGAAACCCTTGCGGACGTATGTAAAGTCCCACCATTCCTCGAAAGTCATACAATCACCTTGTTGTTCAAGCCGGTTCCTGTGGTTCATGATCTAATCTTTTCGATGAGGTGTTTGATGAAGTGATCAGTGAGCGCAAACTTGGGTCAATAAGTCTTCCATCCACGTGTCTGGTTCAATGTCTATGTAGTCGTGGCGAAGATATGGATTGTCGGGAGCCGCGAGATCATTTCCTCTCCCATCCATTAAAACCAGTATCTTGTACTGCCGGTCGTGGCAACGTATGGACCACAGTTGGTCGCTATCGGGACCAGAAGCTTTTGGTCCCACAGGATGGAACTTCAACCATACCTTTCTACTGTCGCCGTTAATGACAACGGATGCCTTGTCATAGAAAATATTATTTCCCCGATTCGTGAACGGCTGGCCGTTAGTGTCCACGTATTGCCAATCAGCGGCCGATGCAACAGCGGAAAACATCAACAAAGCGATCATAGTTTTCATAATGTTCTTCATGCTTCACCATTACGTTCAATCGCTCGACGCAAACTATCAATACCGGACTGGGAACGCACGTTGTAAGCAAATCCTCGGTAGCAGATTTCGGTGAGTAGGTTCTCCCGGAACCGAGCACTTTCTTCAGCCTTTGCTTCGGCACGCTTCTGAACGATGGGTTTCATCCATTCTCTCAGAATCTCGAGTGTTTGAGCAGGTTGCTTGTCCATCACAGGTCCATCCTGTCCCGAAATCCTATAAAAACTGGATGCCTCGGAGCGTCCTTGGTGCCGACCTCAAAGAACTTGTACTTGACTAGCTTGCCCATCAATTTCTTGCGGCTGTCCCAGTAGTCCTTGCGCATAGCAGCTGTGAAGCCGGTTCCAATGTTGAACTTGACGCCAGTCTTGATGTCCTTGACCACGAGCGCACCAAGGGTGCCTTTCGGGATCAGGTTGTCCTGGTGGCTGGAGCGTTCCGTGCGACCGAAGGCATCCTTCGTCGCCACGTTGCCATTCTCCATTTCCTCTTGGAAGTCGATGATTTCAGCTTCCGAGTCGGTGAAACGTTTGATCTTCAGCATCCAGCCCTGCTTGGCAGTGCTGCGGCCATTCTTGTACGGACCCTGCGGATCACGAACGATGAGACCCTCCAAGCCATTGGCCAGCACGCTGGACTCATAGGCATTGAGCTCGTCTTCGTTGGTGATCAGGTTGTGCCGGAGCACTTGACCAGGAGCCGGGATATCCATCTTCAGGAGCGATTCATAGCGCTCGCAGAAAGGTACACCGTCGCCCGCGTAGATGTTGTCGAACACGTAGAACACGAAGTCCGGAGTGCCTTCACGGCGCATGACGGCGCTGGTGGTCTTGTTGAAGACGTCCTTCGCGCCGACCGGACCGACGATCAATTCACCGTCCAAACCGTCGAAGCCTTCCGACAGCATCTTTTGGATGTGTTGGTTGGGCAGCGGTTTGAAGGAGCGGCTCATGGCCACACCGTTGATCACGGTACATCGGATGCCGTCAAGCTTGGAGGAAGCCAGGAGCGGATACTTGAGCACTTTCGGTGCGTTGTCCGCGAGCATGGGTGAGAATGACATGATGGTTCCTATTATACCTTGTTCTGTTGTAAGAGTTTTACAGACCGTGTTCGTGGGTCATGCCGAGAGCCTTGCAGGCGTCATAGGCTACCTTGGTCTTGGCTTCCTGGAGCCGCTGGCCGTGGGCCGTGACAAACACAGAGCCCATGTAACGGTCTTCCTGCTGCAGCGCGTAGTTGTACGCGGTGAGCGCTTTCTTCTGTTCTTTCGTTAGCTTGATCATGGGAGGTATTATACGCCTGTTTTGGCGGAAAGGTTCCTGATTTAACTTATTCCCGAACAATCTTTTGAAAGCGTGACGAGTTAACGTTTTCGCTTGGGAAGGATCTCCACAGAGACGTTCTCACCATCCCAGCAACCTTCGACCTTGGGAGACCAGACTTCCGTATCATCCTTGACTTTATCATCCAGACGATCGCCGATTTCATAGGAAACGCGCCGGACTGCTTCGAGCGCACGCAACGCCGCATGGGCTGCTCGCAGATGGTGTGCCGAGCCGATGGTCCGGTCCAGCGTCGTGATGCTGACGTTGTACTCATGACAATCATCGAAACGGAAACAAAGTCGTGTCGTGTTTTTCAGAGGTTTGAAGCGCATGGTGTTCTCTTAATCATGTAGCCATTATACGCTGAATCGTACAGAAAGGGGCACGATTTAACTTAATTGCGAACAGAATTACCGGAACGTTAACTAGTACCGGTTTATGACAGAAGGATGTACATGATCAGGTCGGCACGAGCCTTCTCATTGCTGCCGCGATCGTAACCGGCTGTGCTGATCTGTTCGATCGGGCCGATGTCCCAATTCATGGAGCGTAGGTCCAATGCTTCCAGCTTGGTCTTGACGACCTGTGCCACATCGAAGCAACCGAATTGAAGTCGCGTGCGAGTTGCCTCGGTCCAGTTGGTGACAGTGATGCCGTACATTAGATTTCCACTCCGAACCGCGCGAGGATCTTACGGAGAGCCGCGCTGTCCTTGATGTAGTAATTGAAGGGAACGTGTGGAGCCGTGAACACCTTGATGGTGCCACCGCCAACCGACTTCGCGCCAGTGATAGCCGCTGCCTTCTGGTTGGCGAGCGCCTCGATCTGTTTGATCGAAGCTGCCTCACATGCCTTGGGCGGACCGGCTTTGAACACGAAACCACTCACTTGCGCAGATCCGGGTAGGTTGTGATGGCGTCTTGGACGGACATCTTGTACAGCTTGTTGTTCGCCAGATTCTTGTAGATCAGCGACTTGTACGGACCACCAACGCGCAGACCCACAACTTCGAAGCTGTCGTGGTTGAACTTGGTGTGGAGCGGCGGCAGACGCAGGAACGGCGCATACCGGTTGTAGGTGACCTCTTCCTTGGTAGGTCCACCGGCTGTCTGCAATTGCAGGCGCATGTCAAACATGGCACCGTAGGAGAGGGAGCTCTTGACGCGCGTCAGTCCGTGGTCCTTACAAACCGCGTCGATAGCGGCCAGGAGGTCCCTGTGGACGAGTTGCGCATGCTGTTTGCTGATCATTACGACAGATCCTTTTCGACTTGAAGGGACAGGAGGTATTTGGCCGCGTTCAGAATCTTGCGGGCACCCTCCGTCTGACCGTGGACCATCATTTCCTGGGCGTCGCTGAGGAAACCGGAAACGTAGACCAATTTGTGACCGAGCGCCTGCTCGTATCCGGCCTTAAGATCGGCGAAGGTTTCACCGCACATTTCAATCTGTTGTTTAGTAGTTAGCATACAGAGTATTATACGCTTAATCGGTCACTTAGGGTGCTGATTTAACTTATTTTCGAACAACATTTACGAAACGTTAACTAGTACCGTTTACTGGATCACTTTGAAGTCAGGATCATGGCGGTGATGCACCCAGCGGCTCTTGTCCGGCCGACCGGGAGGTTGAACCAGCAGCCATGGGCCGCGCTCCGGATTGAATTGAACAGAATCGGCCACCCGCACCAACTGCCATTCCGAGCCTAGCTCGTTGACGCGGTTCCGGCCTTTCTGTGTAATGCCTTCGAGTATCACTTGACTTGTTCCTTGGGCAACCAGTCAGGATTCTTGGTGTAGAACGCCAGCACGGCAGCCTTCACATCATCCATGTTCTGAAAACGAGCCTTCAACTGCTTCCAGACGAAGGAGGCGTTGGGTTGAGAGGATCACCATGGTAGTCAGCGATCTTCACGATCAACTCAGCGGGACCCCAACCAGAAGAGCAGTCCTTGGCCAGACGCGCTTTGTAGTCAGCGAAGAGGGCACCCTGATCACCGGTGAACTTGCAGACCACATAGGCGACCTGCTTGTCGTTCACAGACGCAGACGGCCAGGAGCGGCTCTGAAAAGAACGATACCGGCCAGTCGGCGCATCGGCAACCTTCCACTTGATCTTGAGAGTCATTACTTTACCTCAATCCCAGAAATCTCAGTCGTGTCGAAGTACTCGTAACCGGCTTCCGTCGAATGCGACGCAAACTCGATCTCAATGTGCGCGCCAGTGTAACCTTCCCAGCCGCGACCAGACTCCATGTGCACCGCAAACTCGGTGACTTCATGAGCCTTCATCACAGCCTGGACAGCGGCGATGAACGCAGCGGCCTTGGCCTGGGTGGCTTCCTTGCGCTTTTCAGTTTCTGTAGTCATGGGAAGTATTATACGCTTAATCTGTCACTTAGGGTGCTAATTTAACTTAATAGCGAACAATATTTCCAGAACGTTAACTAGTACCGGTTTAGCACACGATGACGGTGTCGTACAGTGCACGTCGTGCACGCTCTTCATCTTCGTCAGCGGTACGCTTCAGCCGCGTCCTGTTGATCGCGGGCAAGATCATACGCCTGCTGAGCTTTCTCATCCAAGATCAGAGCGTAGTGGGAAGCGAGAGGGAAAAGGTAGATGTTGTCGAAGCAAAGAGCGACCATCTTGCCGGTCTCATCGCGGACGATCCAGTAGTTCTTGCCGAGGGTAGGCTGGATCTCACGGAGCTCGTACTTCATTCCAGAAATACGCTTGTCGAAGACTTTGTACATTAGGCGCGCACCAAGCCGGAGGGAGATTCAATCAGGACGTTACCGTCGAAATCCACAGGACCAAACCACTCAGGCTCATCACCGTCAACGTGAACCAGATAGCCGAAGTCAGTGACTTCAACGACGGTGGACATAGCAGCCGGAGTACCGAGGAACTCACTAGCATTCACTAGGAGACGATCACCGACGCGGCCGACGAAACGAGCAGGTATTTCTTTATTCATGTGGACTATTATACGCCTAATTCTTATGAATAGTTGCTGATTTAACTTATTCTTAAGATATTTTCGAGCGCTAGTTAACGGTTCTGAACTTCTTCAATGTTCGGGTAGACCTTCAGAACGGCGCGCCATAGCTCGATGGCCTGTAGAAAGGAATCTCTCCTCGTCTCTAGGAGCCGGATGGCAGAGAGGTGGCCTTGTGACTGAGTCATTTTACTTAATGCCCGAAGGGAGGAGATCTCCTCCGACAGTTCGTCTATCCGGTTCTGTAAGAACAGAATCTGGTCAAAACAAGCACGGTTCTGGCAGATGCTCGGTGTACTTGATACCGGCTTGCTGAGGGAGAGCCTTGCTGGCGATGAAACGGGTCTTCATCTTCTCGTACTTGTCCTTTGGAATCCCGTGGATGGATCCAAACTCGCCCAGGCAAGTGATGATCTCTACCTGGTAGCCGTGCTTGTGACCCAATTCCACATAGTCACGGAAGGCGCGCCAGCGGGTGTAGCAACCAACGGCTATCACAGACTTGCCGTCGTTGATCTTGGACAAAACCTGATCATAGCAAAGGTCAATAGCTCGGCCCAGCCGTTCCTCTGACCATTCATAGACACCAGCATCGTTGTAGAGGAATTGGTCGGTCTCATGGTAGGTGATACCCTTCTCCTCGGCCATTTGGGCCGCAAGAGTAGACTTACCAGAACCTGGCAGGCCTCGGACGATGTAGAGAGTCTTGTTCATATGACGACTATTATACTCGAACACAGCACAGAAGTAAAGTGTGACCAAAATACCAGCAGAAATGGTGATTAAGGTGAGCATGGAGCTCCTGGAAGGTTTAGAGTTTGATCGTTCGATTTCCTATCGCTAGACCAATATTGCCACCTGTGATGTGGATCACAGTTCCCATCTTGAAGAAGACCTTGACTAGCTTGCCGTTATTTAGCGCGTTGGTGAAAACAAGTTCCAAGCGACTGTTTTTAGTGGCTTCCAAACTTTCATCAAAGTGAATCAATGCGCCACCAATTGAAAGGTTGAGAACTTTCCCCCAAAGACGTTTGCCATCTTTGATGACCATGACGGCTACGTGATTGTGTAGGGTCATGTTGCGCTGCCGGGAGCGCTTCTCCGTCCACTTGATCATCGGAAGCATGCGGATCCTTGAAGTGGTGCTCTGTTAGGGAGTCGAACCCTAGCCTGTTGCTTACGAAACAACTGTGCTACCGGTAACACTTACAGAGCGTTATCAGATATTTATTAGATCTGTCGGATGAACTCTTTGAGACCCATGTTCACTGGATAGATCCGGTTCCGCTGCAAAGTTGTGCGCCGAGTGTATGGTTCATAGACGTGGTGGAAGTTCTTCATCACTTCCACCTGCTTAGCATTATACAGATCGGTGGCAACCTTGTGCGCTGCCTGGCGTTCAGCATTCTCTTTGTTCTGTTCATCAGTCAGACGAACTCTGCTCAGCCATTGCACATGGTGTAGTGTGGGATACTCAGGACGTGGACCGGTAGCCGGTTCGATGTGTTTCTCCCAGTCGAGCTCCTCATTGGTTTCCTTGTGACGGAGAACCCTGCGCTCTTCATCTACCATCACGACACAACCAGATTCGTAATCGCTGTCCTTGTCGTCGCGGATCTTGCCCAGGTAGGTGCCCATGCGTACCGAGACGCTGTGACTGTAGCCGGTAGTTACGATCAAGACCTTATCACCAACATTGATGATGTGACCTAGATCATTCTCATAGGGAAGTTCAACTGGTTTGCGCAATGCCATATTAACTCCATCTTAATAAATTATCAACAAGTCCGTAGCCGCGATTCTGTTCTATCCTAACATTTGCCTAAAGACCTTTCGATCAATCCCACTCCGTTGAGTGGGTGCTCTAACCCGAACCAATAAGCAAAGGATTCCCTGGTTCTGTTTAGATTGCTGGCTGTATCACGGTAGTTTGTCGCTTTCGCTCCTACTCGTCCTCTGCGCCAGTCGCGAACTTCCTCGACAAACATCCTTATCTGCCGCGTTAGGTCGACTTGTTGAATCAGTGCCACATTTCCTGCACCCTTAACCGGTCTTGGGCTCTCAGACGGTGTGGCGTCCGTTTGGCTGCTAATCCAGCCGCGTTAATCTGTCTGCGTCGGTTGGATCTTGTAAACCCGCATCTGTGTGAATGACTGTCGGCGGATCTCTTGCTTCTTGATTCTGGAGTAAGAGATGCTGTAGTTCCTACGTCCATCAACCAGAGGATATCGCTTGTGAAGCTTACCATCGGTTGTCTGGTAGTAATAGACTTCCTTCATGATGTTCAGACTGACTGAAGTGACCTTGCCACCACGTTCTCTGAATCCTGCAAAGGTACCAACCGTGACTTTGGCTCCTCGGTTAGCCGTGACACCAACACAAAGATCTCCAGTCGTGATGATCTGGCCTATGCCATTCACCCAGCTACCAGCCGTCAATGTGCTCTTCTTGGCTTGGCGCTTCAAGCGCTCGGAAGCCCAGTAGAGCTTAGTTTGTTCATCTTGAAGGTCGCGCTTCTTGCGTTCGATCTCTTGAAGTTCTTTTGCGATTGTTTGTGCGTCACGTGTCATAATGTATCACCAGTTCACGAATATAGTTGCGGTACTCAATCGGCTTGAGAAGGAACTCGTTGTACCGGGCAAGGAGCTCTCCCTGGAGTAGTGGAACAAGATTCCTTATCTCCATCATGACGAAGCAACGATCGGCCCATACCTCTTCTTTACTCGTCATATCAAATGTATCCTCGGAGTTTGTTATGCCCTATCCACTTAGCAACGGCGGGAGTGACATTATTTGTCCCAAGGCTTATCACAGGTTGCAATACCTGAACATTGAGCCTCTATACTCAACGAACCGATTGGGCCTCTTACGAGGTTAACCGGAAACTCTGGCAGAAGGTAAGGGATTTGAACCCTTGTGCCCCTTTCGGAACCATCAGTTTAGCAAACTGCGCCATTAGACCACTCTGGCAACCTTCTATATCAATTACGCAAATGTTGAACGTTCTGGTGAATCCTTGAAGTCTTCGGAATGACAGACAACAAGTAATCCATCTGATCGGCCTTCACCTTGCGGTTCTTCAGAAGTAGCTTCTCCTGAAGGTTAGGTGCGTAAGGAACATACAGAAGCTGCATTCCTGCTTCCTCCGGAGTCCTGTCTGCCTTACCGTGGTTACAAGCAGCGCACGACGTTACCGTATTCGTCCAAGTGTGATCACCACCGCGTGAGCGAGGCATCACATGATCAATGGTCAAATGAAGATCAATTGACTTCGTGTCCTTATGGACGATACCACAGTAAGCGCACATGTAGCAGTCACGAGCGTACAGAATAGGACGCTCAGCGAACTTGGTTACACGGAACTTGAACTTCTCACCAAGCACTGGGCCGGTGACCATAACAATAGATGAGATCTCAATCTTAGAGAGCTTGCCAGTTGAATTGCGGCCACCGACATAAGTGCGCACGTGAGATCCTAGGTTACAAATAACCCTATCCTCTGCGTAAGCCTTAACGGTGTCCTGGTAGTTCAACCAGTCCCGAGGGTTTCCACCCTTATCGACAACCAACACATCCATCGCTGACATAAATCACCTATCAATGTAACATCATGATATTATTTAGCACGCAGCGCGAATTTGGAGTTGTGGATCGGATTTGAACCGATGGTGTTACTGTTTTGCAGACAGATGCTTTGGGCCGCTCAGCCACCACAACATAAACTTATCTCTTGCTTGGACCTTGTCCTGGGATCAACAGTCCCTTGGAAGGCAATTCCACCATACCATGAATTTTACGATACAGTGCTTCAAGTTCGGCCGGAGCCTCTAGTCCATAGACCAGCTTCGTATCATCGAACGTGAAGATAAAATCAGAACCTGCCAGCACTCCCCACGGCATTGGTACGAAACCAATCTTACCGGATTGAGGATCCTGCTGCATCAATAGCTGAACGCAATGCTGAACCTTCAGCGGTGCTACGTTCGGCTCGGAAACTCGTTGTGCGACCAAATCAACGTCGCTGATCAATTTCAATAGTACAATGTTGCTCAAGTCACACCTCAGAATTTATAGCCAAAACCAATCATATGTTGTTTGTCGCAATGATAATGTGTCTTCTGGTCCTTGTCGATACGTTTATCACAAAACGCATAGATACGGGCATTGGCGCAGCCCGTTAAGGCTGCGAACACAATCACCATAGCGACCGTCTTCATGTATACTATCATACTCTATCTAACTGTAAGAGTAAACAATTGAGATCGATGGCTTGTTTGGTCTCGAGAATCCTCGTTAGAAGACACTCCTACGAAATATGGGACTTGACAAATCATCGAAACTGGAGCCCCAACACAGAATCGAACTGTGAGGAACGAATAATGGTGCCCTAGTTTAGAATCGAACTAAATACTGTTTCTTACCAAGAAACTGTCTTACCATTAGACTACAAGGGCATATGAACAAATCAGAAGCGGGAAAATTGGGAGGCGCTGCCTCCATAGCAACATCCAACGCAAAACGAGCAGCGAATATAAAACACTATCTAGAAAATCCCACACTATGTAAGTGGTGTGGGAAGGTGATAGATTATGACCGTAGGAAATACACTTTCTGTTCTCATTCTTGTGCTATCAAATTGACCAATAACAGATTAGGAACAGGCAAGCCTAAATCAGACAAACTCACCCTTGAAAAGATACGTGATAATCGAGAGCAAAAAATACTTTCTGGCAGCTACACCGATAGATATTATCTGAAAAGATATCTCATAGATTTGAGAGGACATAAATGTGAAGACTGTCTTCTAACAGATTGGAAAGTATCACCCATTCCACTTGAACTGGATCATATCGATGGGAATGCTGGGAATAATCTCCCATCAAACCTTAGATTGTTGTGTCCTAATTGCCACGCGATGACTCCTACTGCTCATGGTAGGAATAGGGGCAACGGTCGTAAGTCAAGAGGATTGCCTTTGAATTGATATGGTGACCGTACAAGGAATCGAGCCTTGGTCTTCGCCGTGTCGTGGCGTTGCTCTACCATTGAGCTATACAGTCGAAGAAGATGATTGATGCGGATTGGACTACCGCTCGTGGTGCTTTAGACAACAGTTCAGGATTTGTATCCCAGCGTATCAAAGACCCTGTCTTCGCTGGTAGTTGTCATCGACTCTTTAGAAGCATGTGCTGTACTCAGCTGACCCGATCTTACAGGCTTACACTCACTCTCGCTCTCGGCTTTCGCCGACCCGAATCTTCACCCGGCACATCCCGGGAGATCAATCAAATGGTGCCTCAGGAGGGAGTCGAACCCACAATGGAGCGGATTTTAAGTTCGCCGCGTTTGCCAGTTTCGCCACAGAGGCATGATGGTACTCCATACAGGACTCGAACCTGCCCGTTGCAGCCAGTCCGGCCACTCTCGCGCGCTTATAAAACGCACCCGCTCACCTGAGCTATGGAGCATATAAAGATTGGACGCTAATGGGGTTCGTTACCGACTGATGATTGCTCATCAAGAACCGATTGCGGTTCTTAGCGGTTCCTTTGGTGTTAGCGATTACTGCGTCCCATGTCAACCAGATAGAGACCTTACGGTCTAACGCAGACCTAAACTTGGTGGTGATAACTGGACTCGAACCAGTGTTCTCTTTCTTATGAGGAAAGCGCGATGAGCCATCTCCGCCACATCACCGTAATAAATGATTGCTCCTGCCGCAAGTGTAAGTCACCCTTGCGGGTGTCCTTGAACGTTGGGTGTCGAACCCAAAATCGAAATTGGTGGGCACTGAAGGTAACGATCCTTCCTCTCCGGCTTTTCAGACCAGCGCTAATCCGTCTCAGCTAAGAACCCGTAATAAGTAGGAACCTTTTATGTGGCCAGCACACCGTAAGGACGTGTTCCTAAACGTAGCAGGAGAACAACGTTGCCTGCTCGTATCCTTAAGACCTGTAGATTGTATACCTGTAACCAGACTCGGACATTAGGAATGCATACAATCTTCTATGACTTGTCGTTGGAATCGAACCAACTCTTCCCGGTTTAAAGCCGGGCATGCTGCCTTAACAATTGGCAAGTCGTTACACTTCATGGCCCATTGATCGCCAGTTTATGAGACCGGCAACTTTCTGCGCCATTACATGTAAAATCAATCTATAAACTTTCTATAAGTAAAATTTCATTAAGGGTCGTATTGCTATCGCATAAGTCACCTTGTAAACATCAACATCAAGACATCTGGTGCCCTACCAGGGAGTCGAACCCTGAAAACCCACGTTTTGAGTGTGGTACGTATGCCAATTCCGTCAGTGGGGCAAAATCATTTAATCTGGCGGGTGATGTAGGATTCGAACCCACGGAGGACGTTAGCCCTCTTCTGCTTTCTAGGCAGGTGCCTTAAACCGCTCGGCCAATCACCCATAATTCGTGGGAACCTTTCTTCCCGGTCAACTGCTCTGTATCGCTAAGCAGTGAGAGCGTCTAGATCAAGCGGGAGCGGATGTTCCAGATATCCTGCGTGCAGCCGTACTGTTCACGGTTGGAGTCGAACCAACATGTCTCCCTTGCTCTGGCGGATGGTGTAGGATTTGAACCCACGTGACCATTTCTGGTCTGCTAGTTTTCAAGACTAGTGCAATAAGCCGGACTCTGCCAACCATCCATATACTTTATTGAATCCCGAGCATATCCAACTGTTGTGGAGTAAATTCTAGCTGCTCAGAACCCATCAATGAAAATTGTAAACCGTGGTGATGATCGAAGTCTATGACGTTCATGACTCCTACAATCTGACCGGCTTCATTGAAGATACCGGAACCACTGTCACCGAAGAAACCGTTGACATCCATTTCCATCATCGTCTTATCGTAGAAGCTGACGTAGCCTTCCCGGTAGACCATGAGCTTACCGGCAGGGTTGCCCCAGTAATGAACTTTGCCACCCACAGCTGGTCGGTTGACCGCCAAGGAGGCATAGTGATTGAACGTGTAGTCTACCTCGACTAAGACATGGTCGTTGTGATCAGGCACAATAGACAGAATCTTTGTTTCACGGCCATTGATGGCCACTGACGTGAATGGAGGAGGAATCGTGATCAAGTCCAAGAAGTTGAATGGTTTCTTAGGCTTCTTTGGTTCGGGTTTCTTTGGTGGAGCAGGAGGACCCTGTTGATCATCTTGGATCTTATCCAGATTGATGATAGGTTCTCGCTCAAGGCAGTGCGCCGCTGTCAATAGGACGTGAGGACCCACTATGGTGCCGGAGCAAATGCTACCGTCATCCATGTCTAGTCGAATTGCTGTCAGTGACTGTTCGTAATTACTTTGCGTACAACCAAACAACAGAGCCATCAAAGCAGCTAGTAGCGGGTTGCGCATCAAAGTACCCTCAAAGAGTGATGATACTTTTATATATTGAAAGGTAAAATTATTGGGGAGAATGTCGGGATTCGAACCCGAGTTACCTCTTTCACAGAGAGGGAGCCTAACCGCTGGCTGACAAACTCCATAATCAAATGTCAGTAGTCTGGCATGCTATCTCTTAGCCGGTCTGCCCTATGTCTTCAGGTGACGTGTGACCGGTACTGACTAAACTGAATGCTCCCTGGCATTGCCCCGTTCTGCGTTAGCGGATTGGGTACACTCCGGCCGGAATGTGGAGCAACTTGGAGTCCTTGGTGGGAGTCGAGCCCACGACCTGCGATGTAGGAGATCGCCGCTCTATCCGCTGAGCTACAAGGACGTAATTGGCTCTCCCGGAAGGACTGTACCTTCACTTCCACTGCCGTATTGGGCAGCCGCTCTGGCATTGGCGTACAGGAGAATAAACTTGGTGACCGTGTTCGCGCGAGTCGCGAATCCACTTGCTGATATGTATGCGGCAAGATTGAACTTATCCGTCTATCAAATCGTAGTGTCCTACATCTCAAGACCGGTCATAAATGGCATCCTCTACAGGACTCGAACCCGTAACATCCGAGGTAGAAGCTCGGCGCTCTATCCAGTTGAGCTAAGAGGACATAATTCTTGCCTGAAATACATCAGGCTTCTAGTTGTACAGTGAAGTGGAACACTCACCGGGACCCTTGTCCATATTTGGCACCCCTGACAGGACTCGAACCTGCACCCAACACGTTCGAAGCGTGCTGCTCTTCCATTGAGCTTCAGAGGCATAATTGGCGCACCTATGGGGATTCGAACCCCAGTCATCCCGCTTGAAAGGCGAGTATCCTGAGCCACTAGACGATAAGTGCATAAACTGAAAAGATTAAGTTGAACGGTTCCGGGAATATTCGGTAGTCCGCCGTGATACCCATGACAGTACCAGCTTGAGGCGATGCCGCTCATGACACGGCCAACTCTCGTCAACTTAAAGATGGTCGGAGAGACAGGAATCGAACCTGCGACCTCATGCGCCCAAGGCACGCGCTCTACCAGGCTGAGCTACACTCCGAATAATTTGGCGCTCCTAACCGGATTCGAACCGGTGTGTCAACCTTGAGAGGGTCGCGAACTGGGCCTCTATTCTATAGGAGCAAAAACTGGATCACCGACTAGGACTCGAACCTAGATTCAGAGGGTCAAAGCCTCGCGTCCTGCCAATTAGACGATCAGTGAATAATAAAGGAGGTTGGGAGCTCCTCTACCAACGACCCGCTTGCGCGCTCACATGGTTTACACACTGATTCAGTTGTGTGAAAGAAGCATAAACTTGGAGCGGAGTGCGGGACTCGAACCCGCTATGATAGTTTGGAAGACTATCGTGTAACCCAAACACTTATCCCGCATAAATTGGTCAGGGTACGGAGAGTTGAACTCCGGCCACAAGTTTCCAAAACTCGGATGCTACCGTAACACCTTACCCTGAAATAAATTAGCCGGGAGGCTTGGCATTTTGGCTCTAATTGCCTGGTGCGAGAGGCCTGTTCCGGCTTTACAAATTGGCGCCCATACCAGGAATCGAACCTGGATCACAGTCTTCGCAGGACTGTACACTATCCGTTATGCTATAAGGGCAATTTGGCGTCCATCCAGGGAGTCGAACCCCGGCCCGCTGTTTTGGAGACAGCTGTGCTACCGTAACACTTGACGGACATTGATTGGTACCTCACCACGGACTCGAACCGCGATTTGCCGCTAATCAGGCAGCCGTCCTTGCCTTTGGACGAGTGAGGCATAAACTGGTACCTCGTGACGGGATCAAACCGCCGACATCCTCGGTGTAAACGAGGCGCTCTATCGCTGAGCTAACGAGGCATAATTGGCGACACCTACGGGATTCGAACCCGTGATCTCTACCGTGACAGGGTAGCGCATTAAGCCAGGCTATGCTAAGGTGCCATATTGAAATTGGTGCGCCGTGATGGATTCGAACCACCGTACCCCGAAGAGATCTGTTTTACAGACAGATTGTTTTAACCACTCACACAACGACGCATAAACTTTGAATTGGTCCAGTATTTGTGCACCCTGCCACACTAGTGTCGGGTGACCGGCTCGGAGACCGGTAGAACTGGCAACTAAACTTGGAGCCTTCACACGGAATCGAACCGTGTTCTGTGGATTACAAAACCACCGCGTCACCTTTTACGCTTTGAAGGCAGAATAAGAAGCCTGTATCGTCAGGCAGAACGATGGATTGAGCACCTGCACTGGCATCACGCGCCTGTTACAGCGGATGCTCTCGCCCGATGAATAGTCCACAAATTTGGTAGCGGAGTCTGGGACTCGAACCCAGGATCTCTTGCTTATGAGGCAAGCGAGATAGCCACTTCTCCAACCCGCAAACGGTAGCCGCAGCGTCTTGACATTTCGGCTCTAATTGCCTGGTGTGAGAGGACGTTCTGCTAGCAAAACTTGGTACCCGAGACAGGAATCGAACCTGCATGCTTTCGCGTCGCGTTCTAAGCGCGGTGTGTCTGCCTATTCCACCACTCGGGCATAATCTTTCTTACGGTAGTTTCTTTCAAGTGTTCTGATAGCGTGGCAATTCGCACATCGTACGACGCATTTTGCTATTTCATTCTTGATGTCTTTCCATCCGTTGTACATCAACGATCCTACCGTTTTGGTCTTGGTAGTTTCGTCGACATGATCAAATTCTAACGCTGCTGAATTGGCTTTGTAGCCACAGTCAGTACAGCCTTTCAACCGTTTGAAACGGGCGACGACTTTGCGTCTGTAGGCTGCACGTTCAATATCAGTAGGAAATCTTACTTTGCGCATGAGATTATATAGTCTGGATCACCGACTAGGATTCGAACCTAGGTTCTCTGGGTCAGAGCCAGATGTCCTGCCGCTGGACGATCAGTGAATAATACTGGTGGCGTGGAGAGCTACTAACTCCTTGCTTCAAGTCCTGCTGGGTGCGATCCAACCTCAACCATAGACACGCCATAAACTTGGTGGGTTATGAGAATTACGATATCTCGACCTTACCGGTTAAAAGCCGGATGCTCTGCCTCTGAGCTAATAACCCGAAATGGAGCGGACGAAGGGAATCGAACCCTCGAGCACAACTTTGGCAAAGTTGGGCATTACCATTCTGCCACATCCGCGTAAACTTGGAGTCCTGCGAGGTTAATGAAGCCTTCTTCGTCTGACGTACACGTCTGCACGCCAACCACTCGCCGAGTGTGACAGGACATAAACTGGTGGACTACTAAGGCTTTCGCCGCTTCGCCCATGGATTGGTGGACAGTAGGGGAGTCGAACCCCTGTCACCTGGATGCAAGCCAGGCATAATCCCGCTATACTAACCGCCCGAATTCAAGCGCGCTCTTTCGTTGTTGCGCGAAACGCCACGACTCGACGTGGTGATGTCTAGACCCGTCATTCCGCAACCGGCGACGTAAGGTCAACACATCAATCTTCTGGTGGGTTTACAGGGATTCGAACCCTGATCTTACCGGTTAAGAGCCGGATGCATTGGCCGTTGTGCTATAAACCCAAATTGGCTCCGACTATAGGAATCGAACCTATCCACAGGCCGTTAACAGCGGCACCGCACACCTTGCGCGTCAGTCGGAATAAATCTTTGCCGTCTCTCCGGCTGTCACATCGTTTCGCCGATGTACGCTAGCCACCGGGCACCCGTAGGAGTTGAACCCACTTCGATAATTTAAGTCAGGACAACGCATGAGAGTGATTCGAACACTCGTTTCCCCCTTAACGGGAGCGTCCTATCCACTAGACGACCATACTCGGTTTCGACATCAACCTGCAAGCTTAGTCTTTGCCGTGCCTGACTTCTACTGGACCAGTTGCAGCCGGTCCAGTAAACCTTGAATGACTGGGACATTTCGGTGTCCCGCACGGCGATGATTTTCACACGCTGATACGTTTCCGGTTTGCAACCCTACTCACGTATCATCCGACCAGGCAAGTATGTCACTCTACCCTACTTAAAGAGTGCTGGTGCAACTCAACGTTGCCTCACTCAGCAGTGCTCATGAGCCTCAAGGTGGCAATCCACTTGGCTCTTACTTCTACCTTTACGGCTAGACCAACGCTTACCGTTTCCGGCCTGTTGGTCACGACAGCGTTAGCCATCGGAATATTTCCTCACTTTCACTGCGGATATAATTTTGTCAAGCAGTGCCACCCTTTGGCGGATGGACCAGAGAAGTTGGCGGCGGAGGCAACCCAGAAGATAATTTCCGGTTACTGATCCGGAGTCTTGGTGTTACCGTTATCTAGACGGACACTTAAAGACAGTTCAACAACATTAGCCTGGCATTTTCGGCGGTGGTCGTTGCCCACCCATATGTATTGAAGAATATGTTCCGGTTACGTAATCCGGAGTCATCGATGGCTTTACAACCAAACGCTAGTCCATGTTGAGAGGACGCTGACCGTATCAAAAGAAATCTTGTTCCAGCGGTTCTGTGGTAGAGTGACCGCGTGCCTGGCATGGGAGAGGGCCCATGAGTTGCGTCGTCAACGTCACCTTGTTGGTGACTCCCGGTTTCGACTATCGAACATCCTGTTCGACCTTCTAGTGCGGTTCTCTGACGACCCCATCGAAGGTTCAGGTGCGGTTTGTGCCGCTACCTCAACCATGAAGACTATTATACTCTAGTTTTCTCAGAAGTAAAGTCTAAGAATTGATCTTAATCAATTCGTAATGTTCTGAGGTCTTAAGTTAAGTACTTCAAGTATCCTATATAGTAGAATCAGGTCAATTCAGTCTTAAGTAATTGATCTAACTCTTAAAATTCGTCATCATCCATCAAGTCAATCGCGCGGCGAGTGTCGAACCGTTCACGGTGATAGGCTTCCGAGCGCCGATGCGGTGCAGCAGCCTGCTTCTTTTCCGTCTTCCTGACATTCCGGTTAATCCTTGTGGGCTTCCGGTAGTCGATCTCTTTCTCAGTGTTTCGTGGGTCCGCCATATGTCTCGGCCAGATAGGCCTCTCGTTCAGCTACAGAATGGATGATAGCCTCGTATTGCATTTCTGGCATACCGGCTAGCTCTTTGACCGTGAAGTACATGCCACCATAATCGAAATACACCGCGTGTAAATTCAATTTGCCTTCCCAGCGGTAGATGCCACCCGCTGAGTTAGCTATTTCTATGGCAGTATTTACGTCCATGGCTTATATTATACCGTGGTCAGTCTTAGAAGTAAAGTCTGGGCAGGTGTGATGGACATGAATGCGGGGATCGTCTTTGTGTTGGAGCAACCACGTCTCACCTATGGCAAATATGCCTAGTATAAAGATGAGTAGAATGATCGATCCTAGTCGCAACGTCAACTCCAGGTTGCCCTGGAGTTATTTAGCCTTTCGTGCGTATTTCTTCTTGGCGTAACGCTTTGTGAGTTTATCTACGTTGACATTGATGATGTCTTGAGCCTTGATATCACTCTTATGAGCAACGGCCAGTAGATAGTAGAGAGCGTCGCCCAACTCTTTCGTAAGTTCTTTCTTCTCTAGCTTCCGCTCGTCCCGGACGTCCTTCTTGGATCGTTCAGTAACCTTACCTATCGCCACCACGAACTTCAGGACAGCCTCGACAACCTCGGCGGTCTCGCCAGCCAAGCCGGTCGTCATGACGTAGTTGTCCTTGAGAGTATACTCGCGCTTGCCGGCCTTAAGAGGACGGCTGCTGGACCACATCTTGGCAACCCAGGCTTGGTATTCGGTGATGTTCATACCGGCTCCCGCTTGAACGTCATAATGCCGTCCAGCTTCACTATCTTGGCCTCGGCATTCTCACAGACCTTGTCATCGCTGACGTAACCTTCCATAAGGAGAAGCTTGATGACACCTGCTAGGTCGCCCATCTCCAATTCAAGATGATCTTGGTTGCGTGTATTGACACCGAACCTTACCTGCTTGGAGGCTGCCTGGATGACCTCGGCCGCTTCTTCTTGGAGGATCTGTAGGAGTTCTTCGCGACGGTTAGCTGGCATTAGTGATTCTCGATTGGTGTGCCGTAAGTGGGCACAAGCACTTCTTTGGTTCGTACCGGCTGGTTATCCAGGGCACGCTGTAACTGGTTCAGTTGGTCTTGCTTTTGTGCCAACTGGCTCTTTAATGTTCGGTTCTCTTCCCGGAGATTGACTAGTTCGTCAGCGTCCTTCATGGATTGGAGAATGTTATCGTAGCCCACTACAAGGCAACGCTCATAGTAGATCTGGAATGCGTCCGTGGGTCGCATGTTAGATGCGTATACCTGATGCCGGATAAGTGTAATAGGGAACGATTGGATAATCGGTTGTGAAATGTAATGTTCAAAATCAGACTCGGCAACTCCGGTAGCCTTGATTGTGGCAATCGCCTGAGCGAACTTGCCTACCTTAGTGCACTGCTCGCTCAATTGGCGACTAGCTTCGGTAGAGTCATCGTGAATGGCAGGACCGGCTAATGCCAGCCCTGCCACCATGACGCCCATCATTACGAATAGGCTCTTCATATTACTTGCTCAGCACCTTCGTGGTGATGCGGTCTTCTACAACGCGGAGCTCTTGATGAGTCACAGCATCGACCGGAGCAGCGGCTACAGGAGCCTCTACCGGAGTAGGAGCGGCCAGCGGAGGGCAATCCTCACCAGCTTCTGCCATGGCTTCCTTGATGTCCGCACCTTCGGCATGCATCTGCATACGCTTACAGGCTGAACGCTCAAGACCGGCCTCACGCAGTAGTTTGGTCTGCTTGATCAGGACGCAATTCTTGTCAACGTAAGTCTTACCAAACGTCAAGCCAAGGATTTGAGTCTGAGCACCGGCAGAAGCCGAACCCAAGCAGGTGTCCATACCACTCGTCAGTGACGCACTATAAGCAGTGGCTACCGGCTGACGATAGGTCTTCGCAGCTTCATAGGTCACATTGGTGTTATTGGAACCGTTACCATTGCCATCAGCAGAGGCACTGGATGTGCCACCGGATACGTTGCCTACAGATGAAGTAGATCCAACAGCACCAATGCTAGTGGTTTGAGTATTAGTATTCTTAACAGCACCAGAGGCAATAGAGCTAGAAGCAGAACCGCCGGCACCACCAGTCCCACCATTTGCAACGTTGGAAACATTGTTGGTGTTGGCATTGCTGACTTTGTTCGTGTTCGTGCCACCGGTAGCGCTCACATTGTTGGTGTTTGAACTGTTGCCCGAATTATTTAGGGATTGCTGTTGCTGCTGATTGGCATTGCCGCCAGTAGCAGAAGCATTCCCACCAGTTGCCTTAGAAGAAGAGCTCGCACCGGCTGATGCCGATACATTCACTTCCCATTGGCCAGTGCTCTGGTTGCAGTTACAGTTCGGCGGTTGCGGGCCATTACAAGCCTGCGCTGCCGTTGCGCCCAAGAGCGCTAGAGCCAGGAAGGCTCCTAGAAAAGATTTCATGATATCTCCATTGATGTAAAGTCAATTCAAATCAAACGTCACGTTCAATTATACTCTAACAAACTTTAAGAGTAAAAGACTTGGAAGAGTATTTTGTCCGACCATATTAAGTTAACCAACATCAGTACATCGATGATGGCTATGGCCCAGAACAAAATCTTGTAGCGGCGATCCGCAATGGCTAGGATGCCACCGGCGAGAAGGATCAACCAGAAGAGTTTTACGAACAGAATCCCATTAATGCCGAACTGGGCTATAATATAGGCCATGGATGGGTTGGCTTCCATACCTGACTCAAAGGTAAGGATGGTCTTGGTTATTAGGAAGTCAACCACACTCAGGGCAGCAAGTATCCAATACACAATCCAAATCTGCTTCTTAACCATACGCGGCTGCGCAGTTGGCTGAGCAGAATGCACCGATGGTCTTGTTTGGATGACCGAGTGACTTCCAGTATCTGGAAGCAGGCATAAAGATAGGAGGGTATGGTTGGACTTGTTCGCAACCAACGGTGGCGTTACACTTCAAACAGAACCACGGCATTGGGACCGGAGTATAGACGTCTAGATTTTCTGCGCTACTCGCCATGGCTTGCCGTGCTCATCATAAAACATGTTGTAGAGACCTTCGGTTCGACCGTAGGCTTCAAGTTCCCAAGGGGAATCATAGTAAGCCCACTCGGCCGCGAATGGACCGGCTGCTTTCTTTGGCTTGGGTTCAAAATATTCAACACCATGGAACATCGTTCCAATGATGTTTTCACCTTTATATAGATCCTTCATCTCACCCAGGACGTACTGCTTGACGTGTACTAGCTCATGGGCAAGATACTGAAGGGTCTTCTTGTATTTCGTGAGCGGCTTGGTTGCCTTTTTGCTGATGGCGAACTTAGCTAGAGTGACGAAGTAATGATCCTTGGTGTCAGATGAAGGATTCATCCAGGCTTCATACTTGTTGAGATCGTCTCGTTCGTCAGGGTCAACTTCATTGCGGTCAACGAAGTCAATTTGAATGGTTAGCTTTTTGATGCGATACGGTGTAAGGAATCGACCGAGACAATAGCGTGCAAACTGTTTTACAAGCTTGACATCGCGAGGGTTATCTAATCCCTTGACTATCAGCATCGGGTGGCTCCAAGAGGGTTGGCTACCCTCTATTTAGAGGATCACTCAGAAAGCATTGAAACCGAAGAAGAAACAGAGATACCGTTGATTTCCTTAAGAGAATCGAGGCGGAAGGCTCTCCAACCCTTGGCTTCGACATCCCATACTGAGATTGCAGTGGAATCTGTCTCGGTCAGGGTGCTTCGTCCACGATTTTCCTCGGGAAGGAAAGCATCGTTGAGTGTGGCCTTCATGGCGCGTTCCTGGCCATTTGCCTTGGTGAACACGACATGTACGACGCCTCGACGAAGAGCGGCATGTAACTGTGAAATATCCATCTTCATTTCCTCGGCATGATGTTTGCAAATTTCTCTGTACGAAGGTTCACAACCACCGGTTTTTTCCAGTGCGCAACCGGTAAATGGACATTTTGACATCGCTCAATCCTCAGAGGGTTTATCCGACTGTAGGATTCTATTATACTCTATGGATGTGTAAGAGTATAGCCGTACTGGGCGATGAAGTAGGCGTCAACGATGTCTGAGACAGGAGAGCCGATGTTCTTACCGGAACCCATGGTCTGGAGTTTGATGCCGGTCTGCTTGACGAAGGCTTCGTACATCTGTTCCTTCTTGGCATTACCCTTACCGGTTGCCACCTTCTTGATGACGGTAGGAGGGATGGTCGTAATACCGTAGTTGAGCGCCCACAGTTTGTGCTTTAGCAAACCGGTATTCTCGGCGATATGAAAGACGCGTCCTTTACTACCCATGGAGTAATCTTCAATGTAGACTGGAGTGTTTGGAGACACCCTTAAACGCTCTAGTTGTTTGATGAAGTAATCAGATATCTGATGGAATCGCTCTTCCTGGGTCTTGTATTCAGAATGTAACTGACCATTGACTTGCCCTAGGAAGTGGGGTCCTTCATATTTCTTCACGTCCGTAAGAAAATAGAACTCGCTGTTGTTCCAGTCCGGTTTGAACTGGATACACATACAAGGGCAAGACATACTATAGTCAAATGATACAATCACAAATTAACCCCAGTTGGTGTCTTCGTCCTCGTCGGTATCAGAGTCATCGTCTACGTCATGCTCTTCGGTATCCAGGTCAATTGGATTACCACAGAAGCAGCACATATCCGGCATGCCGTCGGTCATAGCGGTGTCGAATGTGACTTTATATTCAGAGTCACAGCCTTCACATACGATTTGGATAGTTTCCTTGCTCATCGTCTCCCCTTACAATTCACAGACACCGGCGCTGCATGCCAATTCTTTGGCAGCCGTCGTGGTATCTGTTTCTTCTTTGAACTTTGTCCAGTCAATTGAAACATTCTGAGTCTTCAGTATCTCATTATACTTAGTCTCATCAATTTCTTCATATGGTGCCTGACGATAAGAGCCTGTGTCCCGAGGGAGGAAGCTGACGCCAGAGATGCCGTCCATGTTCTTGTAAACCCAGGATCCTACTTCCATCCACTCGTCGTCGCCGACGTAGACGGTAATAGAAGGCTTGTGCTCGCAGTAATGCTCTTGGTATACCTTCCATAACTCCAATTGGGTGATAGCTGAAACGTCCTTGACTAGTACGCTACCGGCTGGTGCCTTCATAGGGAAGGCGAACACCCAATTGTTCTTGTTGTGGACGTCTTCTTCGGCAAGGTAGCCGTTCGTCATCATAAACTGACCTAGTGGGTCGGTTTTGGCGAGACGTACTCTACGAATGTAATACTGGGCATAACGAGGGTGTATGCCAGACGCACTATCCACGAGTTGGCTAACAGTTCCGCTTGGCTTAACACAGGTGATTGCTGCACTTGGCTCAACTCCTATCAATTTAGCGTATTCTTTGTTGACGGCGACGGCCTCTTCACGAAGCATACTCAAAGCAACCTTAAGTGCTTCTTCACCTGAACCGAATCCAACCTTGCCGGTACGACCGTTGGTGACTTTACAATCCATGATGCCCGTAAGACTAACGCCCAGTAATCGTTCTTCCTCTGTATTGGTCTTCCACTTCTTGTTCAGATAACGGAAGTCAGATAGAGTAGATTGTAGGGTGCCCAGAATGGTGGCCAAGCGAACCTTGCGCTTCAATTCCTTAAGGCTATCATCGGCGCGGACCACCACTTCCGTTAGATTACAGAACTGATATGGGCGTAGAATGATCTCTGAGCAAGGATTGGTGCCGTAGTCGATGTCCGCGGAACGACGCTCGTACTTGGCGGCAGCCTTCTGGCTAGCCTCTCGTGAGAAGATACCTCGTTCGCCGGAGCGGGAAGCATGTAGGGCGAACCATTCACGCATGAAGGTTTCCATGTCAGGCTTGTTCTCATACACGGCAGATATGTTGGCTAATGCGCGTTGGTTGTTTTCGAGCCACCAGTTACCAGACTTGGCGTGACGTAGCTTGTCATCGTTTAAGTCAGTCAAGGAGATCAAGGCAGAGCGACGGACGCCTCCTGATACTACAATGTCAGCAATCTTACAAACGATATCGTGACACTCTAGGGTGCTCAGCTTGCGACCGTGCGCCTTCTGGAATACATTGATGGTGAACTGTAACAAGTCAATCAAAGGCTCTGGACCGCTAGCACGACCGCCGAAGGTCATCAGGCGAGCACCGGATGGGCGCAACTTAGAGACGTCCCACTGAGGAATCTTGCCAGAGTAAAGGAGCGAGATGAATTCACGATAACCACTGGCCCAACCCAGCTTGGAGTCTTTGAAAACGATCTTGGTGTCTGTTGGGTGAAGTTCATCAGGAACTTCGGGCAACTTGTTGACGTATTTACTTTCAACAGAGAAGCCGACGCCTGTACCACACATGCTAATGTACATCAACTCATCGAAGGACTTGACTGAGTCAATTGGAAGATATGAGCAGTTGTAACCAGCCACGTTGTCTTTGTCGAGCGCCTCACCGGCAGTCATTAGTGCGCGCATAGAAGGCATGATCTCTAAGCCAAGAATGGCGGCCTTCAATTCATCGAATGGAATCTTGCTTTTGTTCTTTCCTGAACGTCCCTTGAAGAAGGTAATGTAGCGGTCAACGGTTTCCTCAAACGTTTCCCTACGACCCAAGTCATCACAGAAGCGCGCATATCTGCTTACGTGAATGAACTGTTGATAAATAGTAGGTAACATGTTGGACATTATTTCATACCCATGTGTTTAGGAACAATATGATGGAAATGCGTTGACCGCATAATACTCTTCTTGATTTATTTGTATTGAGTCGTATATAGTTTCGACGACTCTTAAGTCAGAAGACGTTGTTATTTGTATCGTTCTGGGAACAGAACTTTCAAGTCATCCATCACGAAAGGTTTACGGTCTACACGACGCGTAATGATGGTGCTAGCAGTGATACCTTCACACTCACAAGGTTGATCCTTACCGCAAACTGCGCATGCCTGAACTTCCTCATAAGCTTCAGGTAGGACACGACCAAATTGTTGTTGATATGCTGACATTATTTTTCTCCGCGTAGTTCGTTAAAGTTCTTGATGGTGACCGGCACGATTGGCTCGATCAATTGAAGGATTGCTTCGGCATACACCCTGATCTCTTTCTGGGAATGAGTGTGCGCACGTAGCGTCAGGAAGTGTAGTAGGTTGTGCAGATTCACCGTGGCGAACATCTTAGAGTACATGGCCACTGGTAGAACAATGCGGGCGAGCTCACGAGCCGTTCCCTTGTTCAATAGACGCAGATAGGTCTTATATGAGCGCATGATGCTGGAGTACATCTGGGTCTGTATCCACTGAGCCTCTGGATGTTGCTCGTCAGTGCGCATCTGCTTGTTGCTGGCGTGCTGCTGATTGATGTCAGCCAGAGCCGGAATATAGAAGCCCATATCCAGTTCAGTGTAACGAGCACTGACTTCGTTGTATGCCCAGGTACGATGGCGATGCCACTGGCGGTAGACAAAGATTGGAGCCTTGACTTCAAATGTGAAGGTCACGGACTCGAATGGTGATGTGTGTTTGTTCTTCAGCAAGTAGGCAATCAGCTTGGCGTCCTTGCCGATGACTTCATCCAGTTCCGGTTCGCGCCAACCGGCATCATAGGAGACGCGGGCTGAACGTACAACTGAAAGATCTCCGCCCATATGGTCGACCAAACGAATATAACCACCATTCAACACTTCAATTTTATCTGTCATTATTTTCTCTTCTTGTTTTTTGGGTTCCTTGCAAGCTGGACAACGTTGATCCAGGTTTCCAGAGAACCACATGTGAGTATTACCGCAACCAGGTGTTGGGCAACCGATAGCATACATCCCCATTAGACTTTACTCCAAGACGAAAGCTTCAGTTGAGCGGTTAGGCCGCTGAACGTGTTAGATTCAATCACCTTCATCAATTCTTTCTGTGTCGTGCCAGCCAGGACTGCTTCATTGATGTCCTTGCCTGGGAAACTATTTGGAAGAATACAGACGTCCCAATTGTCTTCCACAATCGAATTTCTTATGGTTTGAACGATCTGACGGTTGCGCGGTTCGTTATCAAAGATCAGAACAGGATTGATCCCGAGGGTATCGAACAACCAACCAGCGGCCTTGTTAAGAGCAGAGTCACCTGCTGCGACTGCGTTGGACACAAACATGCTGTCGAACTGCCCTTCGGTGACGTAGACGCGGTCCTTGAGGTTGAGGCGATGTAGGCCATACAGCTTACGTCCCTCTCCCACCTTGACCACTATATAACGCAACTTCTGATCGGCGAGTGTAAGACTTCGACCACTGACGTTGGTGACCTCTCCCTTAAGATTAGTGAAGCATAAGACCAACCGAGGATCGTCTTCCAAAAGAGTATCCTTGCCATGATCAGGGAATTGGTCATCCAGGAATTTCTTGTAGTCGGCCGCAAAGAATATCTCATCCCAGTATTCAGTCGGGATTAATCGCTTGGTGACGTATTGACGCGCGTAATGACTATCAGGCAGGCTGCTGATTTTGGGTAGGTCCAACTCGCTAACATGAATACCGGTACGCTTGGATTCAGGCTCAGGGACTTTCACTGTTGGTTCGACATGCTTCTTCATGTCTTTGAACTTTTCCATGAAATATTCTTTGTGTTTATCAGTATCCAAGTGCTTCAGAAACGAATCGAAGTTCGTACTGACGTTACAGTTATGGCACGTGAAGATATAGCCATTGAACTTCTTGCTCTTGGATATGTAGCCACGAGCCTTTAGCCGGTTCTTCTCCGAGTCACCACAAAAAGGGCAACTGAAGTTGAAGAGATCCTCATTTTTTTGCTTAAAATTACGAAGACGCGCTGATGTCAGCAATAAATACTTTCTATCCAAATACAAACTCATAGTATACCTAATCTTCGTTGATTACCCATCATTCTTTCACTTTGGGCTTTCCTCAATTCAATTCGCTTCATAGGGTTTAATGAACCCTTCTTCGTCTTTGCTATATTTTCTCGGTGACTGTCGCTCTTCTTAACACCTGTTATAGTCTTTGAATGTTTGAGATTCGTTTCTGCGCTTCTCTTGTATCCTCTCATTCCACCCTTACCACCGTCGTTCAAATTCAATAACGGACCGGTGTTCAAATCTTTGCGACCTATTTCTATTATGAGTAGATTCTCAAACTCATACGCTTCAAGTTCAATATCAAAGGCTATCAGGCCAACTTGTGGCTCTGTTCCTTCCCTTATGAGTTTCTGTAGTTTCTGCACGAAAGGATGTTTGTCTTTGCGACGTCTGTGATACGCCACTCGATCCGCAGAACCTTTGCCCACGTAGAACGGGGAATTGTTATGGGAATAGATATAGACGTAGAACATTACCTCTATTATACGCGGGTTTTGTATAAGAGTAAGGTATGAGTGGGTGAGTATGAGTGCGCCGGTCATGAACGGAACGGAACTTACAGACGCATTTTATACAAACTGAAGAGGCTAAATGGAGTGTTCAGACCCTGGTATCACGTGCCACCAAAGTCCCACCATACACATGTATATAGTCTTTTGACCTTAAGAGTTAAACAGAGTAGCGAATATACCCCATTTGTGGGTAATGATGCCTGCGGCAAAGGCGAAAGCGAATGCGATGATCTTCCAATAGTTCACAAGCCAATCAACAATAGCCCCAAAGCCCACCTTGTGTGGTTTGGATTCAGTTGGGTTCATCAGATTGGTCTTCAAGTCTTCCACTGCCTTGACTACGTCGTCGATTTTCTCGACGGCCTGTCTCATAGCTTCTTTGGTTTCGTTGCGACGTTCTTCGATCAATAGCTCGACGCGGTCGTTGGTCTCGGCTTGTGTGGCAAACTTCTCCTCATGGATTGAAACCATGCGGTGCATAGATTGCGCAAGCTCGTGGATACCGTCAACGGTCCTATCAAGCTTATCCAAGATCTTGGTCTGAATTTCATTGTCCCTTTTTAGAACACTGACATCCAGATCAATACCATGAATCTTTTCGTTGAGTGCGTCGTTATCCAGTGGCATTCTTTGTCTCAGTTACCGGCTTCTTAACCGGGATGGTCGTCAAGTCTTGAGTAGGAACTAAGAGTTGGGCTGGCGCATCTGGCATAACCATAACTGGGACGATCTGCGTGGTAGCGCAGCCGCCTAGCATAACAAGCAGACTGACTGCTATGACTTTTATCGCGTTCATTTCTTT